CGGTGACGCTTCCTGTGCAGTCTGCTGAGCAGACGAAAAGGTAAGGAAAATGCCATTCCCGTTGTCCTGCAAAAAATTTTGAGCTTCGCTGTTTATATATAAAAGAACTGGCTGCAGGACCTGGCTTCAGGACCCTGTGCCGGTATAATTATGTTGACATTGGTATGGGAGATGATAGGTTCTAGATGGTAGCTCATTAAGATTTCATTCGCATCACATGCAATGGCTCCTGTTTCTTGGTGGGCTGCTTAAAAAGAAAGGAACTTATGCAAACTATTAAAGAATATTTAAAAGAGAAAGAAAAAGAAGATGTAGCAGACATCGCGAAGCATGGCTGCAGCGGAGGCGTGTCTGGTCTGATATACTACACTGAGACTGGTAAATTCTACGATGATCACGTAAAAGAGATTTGGGAGATGCTAGAAGACGCAGCTGACCAGGAGGGACAAACCTTGATGGAAAAGATATTTTCTATTACGAAGGATGAAGAATCCCATAGGACATTCAAGAACAAACTAGTTTGGTGGGCCGTCGAAGTAAGGGCACAGGAGCTGCAGGTTGAAGATGCCGTTTCGGTTGGACAAGCTTTGAAGGATAAGGAAGATAGATTACAATCAGTCACCGGCGCCAGGCCTGAACCAGCTGTGAAAATTCCATAATCCCGTTGCCATGATTTACGCTCTGTATTTGGTAGGTATATTAGTAGTAATGGCATCTGGCCCGGCGCGCTTCCTGTTCTGCTGGGGAACTTTATTTTATCTATACTACCTTTGTTTTTAACTTGACTTATGGTCATGGGATCATTATATTGATTGCAACAAAGGAGTCATAATGGACGAAAAAAAAATAGCAGATGAAATAATGGATAAGTTTATAAAAAACTTTCCTATTGAGTTCACAGCATTGAGAGGCGAAAACACCAATAATTATCACGACATAGATTTGTTTCACAGTTATGCGTGTCATATAGCTATTGATTGTTTTGACTTTCATAGAAATGAACAAAAACAAGAAATGCCTAGTTTGTTTCTAATTCCGTTTGAAAGGAAATTGGTTTCTGAAAGAGGAACTAAATTCATTAACATGGGAAAAGAAGCTGGTGCTTTATCTGATGATAAACCTGATAGCAAATATGCAGTCGCTTACATTGGCTGTAAATTTACTAACAACCTATCTAAGAACATGGGTACAAAAGTAATAGGGGGTTTGCTTGATGACTTAAACGCAAAATATTATGCGTTTGTTTCAGAGGCTTGGTGTGTCAAATCTAAACAAGATACGGAAAAGAATATTCCTATTAAAGAGTTAGATATAACACCTAGTGAACACCCTGATAGAGAAGAAATACTTATGGTAAATACTGTTGATATTAACAACACAAATATCATAACTACAAAACCAATCAGAAATGGTATCCTCATACATAGTGAGGGTAATAGGTCAGAACAAAAAGTTGATAACGATTATAAACATCACGGTCGTTTTTCGAATCTGTTCAATGAGATAAGAGCAGAATCAAAACCTAATTAACTTTCTAAAATCCCGTTCCCGTTTTCAACGAAATCGGGACGGGTTTTTTTTATTCAATATATAAATTTTAGCGCTGGCGCCCGCGGACAGAGTTCAAAAACCCAAGTAAATCAAGGGTTTTTGGTTTGCCTTTCAGGAGTTTGAGATGGTAGAGAATCCCGTTTGGTGTCAAAAACATTAGGTTTTATGCCATTTATTGTTTGAACAGAAGAACTGGCCGATCCGCTTCCTTTCACGCTGGTCTGGAAAACCTGTGGTATCGTGAGGTATAATATGGTATATTTAGGGCAGAAAGATAGAAGAGGTTATTCAAATGCCGTTCTCATAACTAAAAGCTAACAAATTCCCGTTTGTTGTTAATATCAAAAGTTGAGGCGCGGGGTCTGTTTAAAAAAATGGCAGGTCGCTTCGGGACACAGGTTTGTGTGTCGTATTAGACACAACTATAAGTTGTAAATAAATATATATCTTATCTTGACTTATCCTATCTTATGACTATATTAAAATATGAAAGGAGAATATCATTATGTCAAATAATCAAATAGTAGAATTGAAGTCTTTAGTAATGACTTCGAAAGACAATAATGAGATTGTTGAGCGATTAAAATCTTTTCTTGAAAAGAAACAAAGTGAGAAAAGAGTTAATTGGCAAATGTTGGCTTGTTATTTAGACGGAAAAATTTTCGAATTTATACAAGCGAACAAAGATAATGAAGTTGTTATGAAGTTTGCAACAGAACTTGTTGAAGAACTTGCAGAACAATTCAATCTTACTCGCAACTTATAAACCTAATCATTAACTTAACAAGCTAATGAAATCACCGTAAGTGGAAGGAAGACGTTGGACTATCAACGTCTTCCTTTTTTTTTCCTTATTCAATAGAGATACTAGACTTCCAAATTTCCCTAACCCATTTTGACAACCCCACCCACCCCTTTATACGTTGATGTAACTTGTTAAAAACCTTTAGTTGCAAGATATACAAAAACATTTATACTGAAATACTTATGGAGCTAGATCAATTACCAAGAGAAAAGCTAGAGAAGATTAAACAATACTTAGATGCTCAAAAAATATTAAAAAGCAGAACAGATTTTTTATATTTTGTGACTCAAGTTTGGCCTGACTTCATTTACAGAAAAGCTAAAAATAAGTCTCAATGGGGCCACCATCAATTAATTGCTGAGAAATTTGATAGAATAGCTGATGGTTCTCTTAAACGACTTATTGTTAATATGCCTCCACGTCATACAAAATCTGAGTTTGCATCTTATTTATTACCTGCGTGGATTATGGGAAAGAATCCTAAAGCTAAGATTATGCAAGTTTCGCATAATGCAGAATTATCACAACGTTTTGGTCGGAAGGTGAGGAATCTTGTTGACTCGGAGGAATATAAAAAAGTTTTTCAGAATGTAACTCTTTCACAGGATTCCAAGGCTGCTGGACGTTGGGAGACGAATCAAGGAGGGGAGTACTATGCTGCTGGTGTAGGTGGTTCCATCACGGGACGTGGTGCTGATGTACTAATTATTGATGACCCACATACCGAACAAACTGTTACTTCAAAGGAATCTTTAGAAAAGACTTTTGAGTGGTATACATCTGGCCCCCGTCAAAGATTACAGCCTGGTGGTTCCATAGTCTTAGTAATGACACGTTGGGCTCAAAATGATTTAACAGGGAAGTTAATTCGCGAACAGCGGAACCCAGGTGCTGATCAATGGGAGGTAATTGAATTCCCTGCGATCATGCCGAATGATAAACCCGTATGGCCTGAATACTGGAATTTGGAGTCCCTACTTGGAACAAAAGCGTCTATACCAATTTCAAAATGGAATGCGCAGTATATGCAAAATCCTACTGCAGAAGAAGGAGCAATTCTTAAACGTGAGTGGTGGCAAGTATGGGAAGGAAAAGGATTACCAGAATTGAAACATGTCATTCAAAGTTATGACACAGCTTTTTCTAAAAAAGAAACTGCAGACTATTCTGCTATAACTACATGGGGAGTATTTACTCCATTTGAAGATTATAAACCTGCTATAATATTATTAGATGCTTTAAGAGGAAGATATGATTTTCCAGAACTTAAGATGATAGCTTTTGATCAATATCGGTACTGGGACCCAGAAACGGTGATCGTGGAGAAGAAGGCTACAGGAGAACCCCTGATCCAAGAAATGAGAAAAATGGGTGTTCCAGTAGTAGAATTTGTCCCTGTAAAAGGAAAAGATAAACACGCACGAGTTCACGCCTGTGCTCCTATATTTGAATCAGGACAAGTGTTTTATCCTGAAGGAGAAAGGTGGGCTGAAGAGGTTATTGAGGAATGTGCTGCGTTTCCGTTTGGTGAGAATGATGACTACGTGGACAGCACCACCCAAGCTGTGCTAAGGTATAGAAAGGGAAATTTTGTACAATTATTTTCCGATGAACAGGAAGAGCCTAAAGGCAAAAGGGGAGAGAGGCCTAAATATTACTAATGGATCCAATTAAAAAAGAAATTTCTAAATTAATTTTTAAGACGGCTAAAGAAGCTTTTCGTAGAGGTTATCGAGCCCATAAGAAAAGTAAAAAGCAACATGAGGCTTATAAAAGTAAATACAGGAGGGGTCACGACAGCGAAGGAGTTATTCCTTATAGCAAAGAAGCTATTAAAAAATCAATCAGAAGTGTTAAGTTTCAAGGACGAGCTGCTAAACTAGCTAAGAAAGAAAAGAAGCCAGCTGGGTCTAAAGCACCTACTATTAGTTTTGTTGGAAAAGGATATCAAGGAGATAAAACTAAAAGTATGCAAGTGCCTATGATTACTAAACTTGAAAGAAGAGAAATACAAAAATCTATTGGTAGATCTGTAAAAAAATTTATGAAAGAAAAAGTTGGTAGAAAAGCTAAAGGTGGTCTTACACAAGGTGGAAGAGGAAAAGGACCTCGTAAAAGTGAAGAAGAGTATTATTTTAAATTTAGAGAAGAAATGGACAAGAAAAAAAAGCGAGACCAATGGAGAAAAGATATGGAAAAAGATTTAGAGCACCATAGACAAGAAAAAAAAGGTGTGTGGGTAAGTAAAGGTGGTTTACTTATAAAACCTAAATTAGCTAAGCGAGGTTTCTAATGATGCAAAGACCTAAAAAAAGAGAAACTATTGTTCCTCCTAAAAAACCTTATACCAAAGATCAATTTTTTAAATCTACTGTTTTACAATTAAAAGGAATGTCGGGAGGAGTGGATAGAAATTATGTTAGAAACAATATTATAGAAAGAGCCAATCGTTTAAGTAATCAAGGAGTTTCTAAAAAAGAAATAGTAGGAATTATTAAAAAAGCTAAAACAGCTCATGGAGATTGGTTAAGAAATTATAGAACCAGAGAGCGAAGGAAGTATTTTTCAAAATGATAGATCAATTACCTAAAATACCTGATGATGATGAAGTAGTTATAACTGAAACTGAAGTAAAACAAAAACCAGTTACATTAAGTGATCTTCCTCCTCCAGGAGCAATATTACAAAGATCTTTAACGGACAGAGAAATACAAGCATTAAAGAACCTGGGTCCGCAGTCCATAAATCTATTAAATGAAATCTCGAAAGATCTTCTTCCGGTATGGGGAGAAGCAAGAGCAATGGATTACACTAATAAAGAAATTGAAGGATTTAAACAAGCTATTGAAGAAGGAGATGTTGGAGGAACTATTACTCATGGTATTGGAATTCCTGTTATGTCGGCTGGATCTTTACCGTGGTGGCTAGGTGGAGGAGCAGGTGTTGGACTGGGATACATGTATAGAAAAGGTATTATGGAAGGATATAGAAATTTAACATCTAGATTTAGAAAACAACAGTTAGATACCCCTAGTACTCAAAATAGACTTTCAGATACTGAAATGAGGGCTTTACCAGGTGAACAAATAAGATCTTATATTCAATGGCTAAGAGGATTACCAGAAGAAAGACTGAGTGGAAGTGAACGAATGATTAATAACAATTTAATAGAATTTAGAAACACTATTGCAGTTAATCCAGTTTTAATGAGGGAGTTAGATGCTTCTTATGGGTCTACCAATACTATGAGCAAAGTTGGTAATTATCGTGCTCAGAAAAAAGCATTACGTGAAGAACAAGGACGATCAGAGGAGATATTAGCCCAAGGCAATCTACCCACTAAAATAGGTGAAAAATTTAATTATGGTGAAAGTAAAAATCCAATTAGACAAGGATCTCAACAAAATGTAAGTGAGTTTACAGGTTCACGAGCCTACGATGTTATTGCTGCAGAAAACTTTAAAAACATGAACCCTACGCAAATAACTAATAGAATAATTAATTTAATTAAAACTGGTAAAGTATCTAGAGAAGAAATATTTGATGCAGGGATTCTTAAACTAGATGAAAACTTTAAACCTATTGGTGGTGCATTAGCAAATCTGCCAAAAGAATTTAAAAATATAGGATTTAATAAACAAGATATTCTTAAGATGCTTAAAAATGCTCCTGCTTCAAGGCTAAAAATAAATACATACGGAGGGGGTGTGGTACCACTAGGTGATGACTTTTATGATTTATACGCTTCTACCGACAGAATGGGTAATAGTCTTAAAATGATGCTTGAAGAACAAATATTTAAAACAACTAACACAGCTCAAAGAGGCCAGTTAAATAAACTGCAAGAAAAAATCAAACAATTAGAAAGTGGATTAACTAATAAAGCTAGTGCTTCTCCAGGTAGACAAGCGAATATAACAGGTTGGGGAGATGATTTAGAGATATTAACTACGGCTCTACCTACTTTACCAGATGGTGCTCAACAAATTTTAAGAGGTTATATAAGTAACATTCAAAAATTAAAACCTTATATAAGTGCTCAGAAAAAACGAGGTTTTAAAGGTAAGACACAGCACGATAGTGTTACAACTAAAGGAGGATATGATTATCAAGAAAAAGTAATTTATCTTGATGAAGCTATTCCATTTAATAGTGAGAAAGGAAAAAAAGTTTTTTCTTCTCATTTTAAAGAACCTAATCCTACAGTTCATATAAGATATAAAACAAGATACAATGACAAAGGACAGCCAGTATACGCGATTGAAGAAATTCAATCAGATACTCTACAAAAGTTTTGGGACAAAGGCAAAAAAGACATGAGAGCAGCTATGGATAGTCCTTATGGTAAAAGTTTAATAGAAGCAATCATAAGAAGAAAGATGACAGAACTAAATGATGCTCAGGCACCTTTACTAAATGCAAGTAAAAAAAGATCATTGTCAGATGCTGAGGTAAAACAATTACAAAAATTAGATAATGATAAATCTTTTTTACGAAAGTATTTTGTAAGATCAGAATTAATGGATGAAGCTGCTATAAAAAAAGTAACTGACATAATTAGAAAAGACACAAATAAAAATCCAGATTTTTTTCCTTACATGAAAAGTTATTATGAACTTGCTCTTAAAACAATGGTTGATGATGCTATTAGATCAGGTAAAGCAGGTGTAAGTATTGTTCCAGTAGCAAAAAATACTCACCACACAAAAGATAAAGGACATTACTTATATTATGGAGATAACAAAGGAACAAAGGTAAAAGGTATGGATCAAACAGCGTTACCTCCTCCAGGTAAAAAAAAATCAGCTCTTGCAGTTTACCCTGCAACTTTAGAAAAAATAGCTAAACAAATAAAAGCTGATCATGGAATAACTTTAAACGTTAAACGAACAAAAATGTTTAATGAGCCTTCGACTGCAAATCGTCCTTATCAGATTCTAGATCAAGATGGAGAACTTATTGCTTCTTTTAAAACAAAAGCTAACAGAGACTATATATTAGATAAAAAAAATGCTGGAGCTGGTAAAAGAGGCACTGTTGATTTTGAAAAAGAATTTGTAGCCAAAGATATTACCGCTGGACCTAAATCAGACAAAGAAGCTTTTTGGGGCTATACTTTAGAAATACCGCCTGGTGCAGCTAAACAGTTATCAAAGAAAAAAATGAGAACTTATAAAACAGGTGGTTTAGTTGCAATACAGCCAAAAAGAGAGTATTTTGCTCCTATATTTTAATTATGAAAAACTTAGCTAAATTACACTTGCAGCAAGCACAAATGAAAGGTAAAACTAAACCTATGATGAGTGCAAGAACAGCACGAGCTGTTCCTCAACTCAGAAAGGTGGCTAAGCGATTGAGTGGTTTTGGTAAAGGAGGATATGCAACAGTTATACGTCCTAAGCCAACATATAAAGGTAAAGTTTTAAAACCTAAACCTATTAAACCTAAAAAAGGTTGGGGAATTACTAAGTGGGGTAAAAAATAATGGCAGATCCAAAAAACTTAGTAGAAGTAGAAGAACAAGAAGATTTAGAAGTAGAAACTCCTACAGGTTCTCTTAATGAGGACATTGATGTAATTGAAGATGAAGCTGGTAATGTTTTATCTGGTGAACCAGCTCCTGAATTACCTCAAGAAGATTTTTATGCAAACTTAGCAGAATTTTTAAGCGATCAAGATTTAAAACCTCTTGCATCTAAACTTTTAGCAGATTTTAAAGATGATTCATTAGCAAGAAAATCTTACATTGAAACTTATACAAAAGGATTAGATCTTCTTGGTTTTAAATATCAAGATGTAACTAGACCTTTTATTGGAGCATCGGGTGTAACTCATCCATTGTTAGCTGAAGCAGCTACACAATTTCAAGCTCAAGCTTTTAAAGAACTTTTACCATCTGAAGGACCAGTAAGATGTCAAGTGGTGGGTAAAGAAACCGCCGAGACTATAAAACAAGCTAATCGTGTAAAAGATTATATGAACTATCAAATTACGGATGTAATGGAAGAGTACACTCCTGAGATGGATCAAATGTTATTTTTTTTACCTTTAGCAGGTTCTACTTTTAAAAAAGTTTATTACGATCCAGCAGCTCAAAGATGTAAAGCTACTTTTATTCATGCAGAAGATTTAGTTGTTCCTTATAATGCATCTGATCTTTATGAAGCAGAAAGAATTTCAGAAGTACAAAGAGTAACTAAAAATCAAATTAAAAAAAGACAAGCTTCAGGGTTTTACAGAGACGTAGAATTACCAGAACCTTTTTTTAGTGAAGATAGAGCAAGAAAAAAATATCAAGAACTTGAAGGAGTAACTCCTCAAAAATATCAAGAGCTATATAATTTTGTAGAAATGCATGTTGATTTAGATTTACCAGGATATGAAAGTGAAGATGGAGTTAAAATTCCTTACGTTGTGACTATGGATCAAGATAGTATGACTATTTTATCTATATATAGAAATTTTAAACCTGATGATCCAACTAAAAAAAGAATACAACATTTTGTTCATTATAAGTTTCTCCCAGGCTTAGGCTTTTATGGCTTTGGCCTTATTCATATGATTGGTGGATTATCTAAAGCAGCAACTGGTGCGTTAAGACAGTTATTAGATGCAGGTACTTTAGTTAATCTACCAGCAGGATTTAAATCAAGAGGATTGAGAGTAAGAGATGATGCGGAACCTCTTCAACCAGGAGAGTTTAGAGATGTAGATGCTCCTGGAGGAAATATTAGAGATCAATTTCAATTACTTCCTTTCAAAGAACCAAGTCAAACTTTATTTTCTCTTTTAGGTTTTTGTGTAGACGCAGGAAGAAGATTTGCAGCAATTGCTGATTTACAAGTTGGAGATGGTAATCAACAAGCAGCTGTAGGTACTACTGTTGCATTACTTGAAAGAGGATCAAGAGTAATGTCAGCTATTCATAAACGTGCTTATTATTCTATGAAAGAAGAATTTAGAATAATGTCACGAATATTTGCAGAATATTTACCACCAGAATATCCTTATAATGTAGTAGGTGGAACTAGAACTATTAAAGTACAGGATTTTGACGATAGAGTAGATGTAGTTCCTGTAGCTGATCCCAATATATTTTCTATGTCACAAAGAGTTACTTTAGCTCAAACAGAGTTACAATTAGCTCAAGCTAATCCACAAATTCATAATATGTATGAAGCGTATCGAAGAATGTACGAAGCTTTAGGAGTAAGAAATATAGATGGGTTATTACAGCCAGAGCCAGAACCACCTAAACCTATTGATCCAGCATCAGAAAATACAGCTGCCTTACAAATGCAATTACCAAAAGCATTTCCTGAACAGAATCATGACGCTCATATGAATGCACATATGGCATTTATTAAAACTAGAATGGTTCAATCTAATCCTCAAGTGTATGCTTTATTACAGGGACATATTTCTGAACACGTTAGTTTAAAAGCTAAACAACAAGTTTCTGAAGCATTTTCTCAACAACCTGAATTAGTGGCTTTAGCACAATCTAATCCAGAAGAATTTGAAATTCAATATGCAGCAGCAGTAGCTGATCAAGTTGTATTATTAACTAATGAATTAGTAAATCAAGAAATGCAATTCTTAGGACAAATGAATCAAGACCCATTAGTAATGTTAAAACAAAGAGAATTAGATTTAAAAGCACAGGACATTCAACGTAAAGCACAAGAAACTGCTGAAAGACTAGACGTAGAAACTAATAAATTCCAAGCACAACAAAATATTGCAGAAGACAAACTAGACTTGGCAGAAGAAATTCAACGTGGTAAATTAAAACTTCAAAGGGAGCAGGTCAAACAAAAGGGAGATAAATAATGGCAAAAGATTACGGACCACATAGTAAAGGACCAACTGGAACTCCTTCAGGAAGACCTAATCCACATACAGATACAGGTTATTCGCATTCTACACCTGTAAATACTAGTACTAATACAGGAGGCAATGGTAACAATACTGTTACTACCGGTGGTACCGGTGGTACGGGTAACGGTTCTCCTGATTATAAAGATGTGCCTTTTAAAAATCCTTTTCCTACAATAGGTCCCTTAACTATTTTAGGTAATATGGGAGCAAAACATGCTTATAAAAGCAGACAAAAATTTGCTAGAAAAGAAGGATTATATAGAGATTACTATAGAGCTAACAAAAAACCTCTACAACCTAATTCTCCACTTGGAAAAAAATATTTAAAAGAAGCTGGTTATGGTAAAACAACACCTACAAGCGGTGGTAGGGGCAATAATGTAATGACATGTCCTGATGGAACACCTCCTCCTTGCGGAAGTGCCACGCCTACAAAACCTAAATCCGTAACAGCACCTTATAAACCTTATTACATGGGTTTTGATTTTCAAAAACCAATGGATGCAAGCACTCACAGAGCTTTGCCAATGAAAAAAGGTGGAATTTTAAAAGTAGCCAGTAAATTAAAAAAAGCTTCTAAAGCTCATGCATCTCAAGCACAAACTTTAGAAAAACTAGCTAATATGAAAAAAGGTGGTTTATCTGGTGGTAAAAGATATGGACCTCCTCCTAAAAAAGGACCTAATCCTCATGGAAAATGTCCTTTTAGAGAAGATGGAATACGTGGAGTAGGTGCTGTTCAACCAGGAAGAGGGGTTAAATTTGTCGGGGTTAAATAATTTAGCTTATTTTGCCGGTATTTTAGATGGTGAAGGTAGTTTTTTTAAAGAAAAAAACAGAGGCAAAAATTATTACCCTACAATTTCATGCGAAATGACTGATAAAGATGTTATTTTAGCATTAAAAAAGTATTTTAAAGTAGGGCACGTTAATGAATTCCCTCCAAGACAAAAACATTGGAAAACTTCGTATCGTTGGAGAGTCAGAGGAGCCAGTGCAATAGATATATTGAAAGTTATTAAGAAATATCTTAGTATAAGAAGAAAAGAAAAAGCAAATTTTTTAATTAAGGAGTTTAAATATGTGGTTAAGCGCAATTAAACTAGCAATAAACGCGGGAAGTAAAATTTACGCTAACAAGCAGAAGACGAAGATGGCTATGTCAGATGCACAATTGATGCATGCTGAACGACAAGCGCGTGGCGAAGAATCTTACCAAGGAAAATTATTAGAAGCTCGTCAAAACGACTACAAAGACGAGGTGGTCCTTGCGATTTTGACCCTGCCAATTTTGGTGCTCGCATATGGGGTCTGGTCGGACGATCCGGCAGCTATGGATAAGATAAATATTTTCTTTGAGCACTTTCAATCTTTGCCGAAATGGTTTACAAATCTCTGGATTCTTGTCGTGGCGAGCGTTTTTGGTATTAAGGGAACTCAAATCTTCAGGAACGGCGGAGGTAAAAAATAATGCCATTCAGATCAGAAAAACAACGTAGATATTTATGGAAGAATCATCCTAAGATTGCAAAAGATTGGACAGATACTTACGGAAGTAAACCACAGCCTAAGAAAAAAGCTGAAGGTGGAACAATAAGAAAAAGACACGCTACAGGACGTAATACAGCATATGAACTAGCAGATTTGCCTTTAAGCAAATCTGAATGGAAAGCGCTTCAAATAACACTTGAAAAACAAAAAAAAGGGAAAGAAGCTCTTACAGGAAAATCACCTTCTTATTTGAAAGGAAAGGAAAAAGCTAAAGAGCATAAAGAAAAAATACAAAAATTGGGAAAGAAAGCTTTGGGTTATGTAGAAGGGTGGATCGGCAAGAAAAAAGGTGGAAGTGCTAAAAAAAATGGACCTGTTCGTCCAATACATATTCCTTGGGACTCACAAAAAAAGAAACAAGCTGGTGGTCTAGCGAAAAAACCAAAACACAAAAAACATAATCCTCACCTTATGGAACCTTATCATGGTAGTTATATATCAGGAACTGTAGATGGAAAAAAATTGTCCAATCCATCTTACAGAAAATATTATAAAGGACTTTTAAAAGGAATGAAATAATGGCAAAACCAGGATTATACGCAAATATACATGCGAAAAGAAAAAGAATAAAAGCGGGTTCTAAAGAAAAAATGAGAAAACCAGGAAGTAAAGGTGCTCCTACTGCAGCACAATTTAGAAGATCTGCAAAAACCGCTAAAAAAAAATAATGGTTGAAACAGCGATTTCTCGAAGTAAAAAAAATTACAGACCTACTAAATCTGGTGCAGGTATGACACGAGCCGGTGTTGCTGCTTACAGAAGAGCAAATCCTGGTTCTAAATTAAAAACAGCTGTAACAGGAAAAGTAAAAGCAGGTTCAAAAGCTGCTAATAGACGTAAGTCTTATTGTGCTAGAAGTGCTGGTCAACTAAAAAGATCCTCAGCTAAAACTAGAAATGATCCTAATTCTAGAATACGTCAAGCACGTAGAAGATGGAAGTGCTAGTGGATTACCATACAATCAAATTTATTCAAAATAAACTGTTAAAACCGAGAATAGAAGCTCTCACACAGAAGATAAAATTAGGTGTTGACACGTTTGACGAGTATAAGTATATAATAGGACAAATCAGATCGAATGAAGATCTGCACAGGGACTTACAAGACCTGCTGAAGAAACAGGAGCCAAATGAAGACACAGACCAAGGAAGTACCGAAGCATAATGAAGGCTTGCTTAATGCGTACAAATCAGAAGAAGAAGTAAAAAAACTATATTTAGATCCTACAGCAATTGATAAGAAGTCTATTGATAGACTTCCTCAGCCTACAGGATATAGAATTTTAGTTTTACCATACAGTGGTCCTAAAAAGACTAAAGGTGGAATTATTTTATCTGACAAAACTCAAGAAACAATTCAAATGACAACTGTATGTGCATATGTACTTAAAGTTGGACCCTTAGCTTACAGAGATAGTTGGAGATTTCCAACTGGTCCCTGGTGCAAGCAAGGAGAGTGGGTAATCTTTGGAAGATATGCTGGTTCTCGTTTTAAAATAGAAGGTGCTGAAGTCCGAATACTAAACGATGATGAAATCATCGCAACTATCAGTAATCCAGAGGATATACTGCATTTATACTAGGAGATAAATATGGCACAAACACAAATAAATAAAGGAGATGTTGAAGTAGACTTAGATACAGATGATGTAAAAGCTCAAAATATTCAAGTTGAACCAGCAAAAATTGAACCTGAAGAAAAAGAGGTTAGTTTACAAAAAGAAGAAGTAGAACAAGAAGGTGCAGAAATTAATAGAGATCAAACACCTATTGATGTTGTCACTGAATCTAAATTTAAAACTGAAGAAGATGATGGTTTTGATTTAAATAAAGCTTCTGACTCTGTTCAAAAAAGAATAAATAAACTTACTCGACAAAGACGTGAAGCAGACAGAAGAGCAGATGCTGCTTTACAATATGCTCAAGGTTTAAAATCAGAAATTAACAAATTCCAAAGTCAGTATCCTAAAATGGAGGAAAACTACTTAAATGAATTTGAAAAACGACTTCAAACAGATGAGGTTGCAGCTAATTCTTTATTGCAAAAAGCAATCGAAGGACAAGATGCAAAATCAATTGTTGATGCGAATCAAAGACTTACTCAGTTAGCTATTGAAAAAGAAAGGCTATCTCAAACTAAGTTTTTGAAGGAACAAGAGGCTAAACAACCAGCAGCCGAAATGATTCCACCTCAAAATAGTACCCTTCAACCACAAGGACCAAGTATTAAAGCTCAAGAATGGGCTGATAATAACCCTTGGTTTCATGAGGACGATGTTATGCACGATGCTGCTATAGCGATCCACAAGAATTTATTGAAAAGTGGGGTTGCAGGAGACTCAGATGAGTATTATAACCAACTAGATAAGCGAATTAGGAATTATTTTCCTAATAAGTTTAATCAACCTCAGGAGCAAAGGAAGCCCGTCCAAACCGTTGCACCTGCTGTGCGTAACCAAGGTGGACGCAAAACCGTGAGACTCACCAAATCACAAGTAGCAATAGCTAAAAAATTAGGGGTGCCACTAGAGGAATACGCGAAATACGTTAAATAGGAGATATTATGAAAAAAAATAATACAACGTCATCGCGCGAGTCTGAGATGCGTGAAAAAGTTAAAAGAAAAACAGATTGGACTCCACCATCAAGTTTAGATGCTCCGCCTGCACCTTCAGGCTATGTTCAGAGATGGATAAGAGCAGAAACCATGGGTTTCATGGATTCAGCAAACGTCTCTAAAGCTTTAAGGGAAGGTTGGGAATTTGTCAGAGCCGAGGACATAGTAAAAGAAATCGGTCCACATGACTACCCAACAATTCAGGAAGGTAAGAATAAAGGGATCATCGGGGTTGGTGGCCATTTGCTTGCAAGGATACCGGAAGAGGTCATGCAATCGCGGAAAGAGTATTTCGAGACAAAAACTCGCGATCAAATACAAGCGGTTGATAATGATCTTATGAAGGAGCAGCGACCTGAGATGCCAATCAATATTGAAAGGCAGTCAAGGGTGACCTTTGGTGGTGGTTCGAAAAAATAATTTTTTTGCTATCACTACTGAGTAAATTAACATTAACTAACTAAGTAGAGGACTACGACATGGCAAACGATACAGGAAATTTCGGTTTAAGAGCTGCTAGACAGTTAGATGGTTCTCCATACAATGGTGCACAAAACAGATATCGTATTCTAAAGAATTATGGAACTGCGATATATCAAGGTGACTTAGTAATGACTTCGCTTAATGGAACAATCCAAAGAGCAGGTGCTACTGATAATCCGGTTGTTGGTGTATTCAATGGAGTATTCTACACTGATCCTACAACTCAAAAGCCGACTTGGAAAAACTATTATCCTGCTTCGATATCTGCAAATGATATCATGGCTCAAGTTATCGATGGCCCAGATGTTGTGTTTGAAATAAACGCAGACGCAACTTTCACTGTTTCTCATTTATTTGCTAATTACAAAATAAATGCTACAACTGGTGATACATTATCTGGTCAAGGTAGAGAGAGTCTTGATGTGGCTACTGCAGATTCATCTTCAACTTTCGTTTTGAAAGCTGTTGATATATCGCAAGACCCGGATAACTCTGATACGACTGCTTCATCTGGAGTAAACGTATTAGTTGTAATCAACGCACATTCGTACAAGTCTGGTACTGTTGGACAAACATAATAGGAGCATAATATGGCTATATCACGAGCACAGCTAGTTAAAGAACTAGAACCTGGTCTGAATGCATTGTTTGGACTAGAGTACGACAGGTACGACAACGAAGCTGCAGAGATTTTTCAAACAGAAACATCTGACAGAGCTTTCGAAGAAGAAGTAATGCTTTCAGGATTTGGTAGCGCAGCTACTAAAGCTGAAGGTGCATCGGTGACTTTCGATGACGCAAAAGAAGCGTTCACTGCAAGATACACTCACCAAACAGTTGCACTAGCATTCTCTATCACTGAGGAAGCAATCGAGGACAATCTTTATGACAGACTCGGCAATCGTTACGCAAAAGCGTTAGCACGTTCAATGGCTAATACCAAACAGGTTAAAGGAGCTGAAGTACTTAACAGTGCATTCAGTACTTCTCAACTTGGTGGTGACGGTGTTGTTTTATGCAGCACAGCCCACCCAACTGTTTCAGGTACTGACCTGGTGAACACTTTCACAACTCAAGCAGACTTAAGTGAGACTTCATTAGAAGACGCACTTATTAAAATTGCTGCTTTCATTGATGAGAGAGGATTAAGAATCGCTATTCAAGGTAGAAAATTGATAATTCCAAAAGAATTACAATTCACTGCTGAGAGAATCTTAAAATCTCCATTAAGAGTTGGAACTGCTGACAATGACATTAACGCTATTAATGCAATGAACATGATACCTGAAGGCTACAGAGTAAATCATTTCTTAAATGATACTAATGCTTTCTTTATCATTACAGACACACCTAATGGCTTTAAACATTTTGTCAGATCACCATTAAGAACTGCAATGGAAGGCGATTTTGATACTGGAAACGTCAGATACAAAGCTAGAGAGAGATATTCTTTTGGATTCTCAGACCCTAGATGTGTATTTGGTTCATCTGGATCAAGTTAAGCCTATTAACCAAGCTTAAATCTATAAAAGAGGCGGAGTGTTTACTTCGCCTCTTTTTTTATGTATAGTATTCTTACTGCGCAATAAATTAGAGCATAGACCCGTGCAGTGGACGGCCTAGAGACTATGTTCGAAAAACTAGGAGGATATTATGGCTAATACTACATTTTCGGGACCGATAAAAGCGGGAACGATTAGAAACACAACCGGCACTACTGCTGGTACAGATATGAGAAATACTGGACATGTATTAATGGTTCAGTCTTTTCATATATCTCACACAGATACTACAGACACATCAGAAACTGTAGTTATCCCTGCAAAATCTCATATCAAAAATATTTTTGTTAATGTTGAAGTTGCTTTTGATGCTGGTACAACTAATAAATTAGATGTCGGCATTGTTGGTGATTCAGACAAATTTATTGATAATGCTGAAGTAGGAACACTGGGAACAGTTGCTCTTGGAGCGACTGCTCAATGTCTTGCATGGAAAAATGTGGGTACTACTGATGTTCAAATAGCGGCAAAATACATCCCTACTGGAACAGCTCAATCAGCTGGAAAAGCTAGAGTATGTATTGTATATGCACAAGCTAGAAACCACACAGACTAATAATAATAATTAGGGGCCCTTCGGGGTCCCTAGAAGAGGAGAAATTTATGTCGGCAAATATTTTTGGATCAGCAGAAGATATATCAGCAACAGCTCAAACGAGCGAAACTGGTACTATTAGAGCTGGTAGAACAAGAGTTTTTGGAGTTTATTTAGATAGTAATACTGTATCTGGTGACTTTCATCTTAGAGATGGAGGAGCTGCCGGAACTTTAAAATTTAAAGTTAAAACACCTGCAGCAGTTGGAGGAATCTCAATAAATTTTCCAGGACCTATTTTATTTGAAAACGATGTTTATTGTAACTTTACGACAGAACATGTCATAGAAGCTACAGTATTTCACAGCAAGTAATTATTGGGAGGGCCCAATGAAAAAGTTATGGAATAAATTTGTTACTTGGCTTTTTAGTTGGCAAAAAAATGGGAAGTAAGTGTAAAAACTGTCAATGTGATTGTCACTGTAATAATGAACTTCATGTGCCTAATGAAAATTTAGATAATGGAGATCTTTGTGTATGTGATGATTGTGCATGCAAATCTTCCTCAGAAGATAAAACTTTTGAAAACGAAACAAAACTAGACGAAGAGGCATTTAATGGCGCTTAAAATTTCCGAAGAAGCAGCAGTACAAATGCCGATGAAAACGGTTGCCTCGTTGATCGCGATGGTCGCGATTGGAACGTGGGCTTACTTCGGTATCATTGAGACACAAAACAAAATTTTGACACAAGTAGAACTAATGTCTAAAGATTTAACTGAGAACACAGAGTTTAGAATCAAGTGGCCGCGGGGCCAACTTGGTTCGCTTCCTGCAGATTCCGAGCAGTTCATGATGATCGAGGATCTTTACAAGACCACCGATAAGTTGAATGCACACATAGAATCTATGGCATTAAACAAAGTAAACATAGAATTTTTAAGAAAACAAATGGATAAAGTTTTAGAAGATATAGAAAAACTTAAAGACCAAAATAGAGAAATGCATTATAAAAACGGGAGCCCAAATTGATCGAGAGTGTGATAGCCCTACTGATGTTCGTAAACGGAGAAATTAAGGAACACCTTATTCAACCGTCGATGGCCCAATGCCTTCGCGGGAAACGTGAAGCGGAGAGACAGTACAGTGAAACTGTGTCTTACAAGTGTTATAAAGGTAAAGCAAAAACTGAGATATATCAGGGTAGAAAAAACATTAGAGCTTTAATTCTTGAATAAAAAAAATCCAATAGCAAAGATACTAAGAGATAGACGTTACCGTCAAGTTGTGATAAAAAACAAAAAAGTTTATAACCGAAAAAGGAGTAACCATGGACAATTTAAAAGTACAAATCCAAAAATTATGGATGGAGCATAGCCATCATGTTATAATTTTTGTCGCTGGTGTTGTAATAGGTGCTGTTATATTTTAGTATGACAAATGTCATATTTAAATGCAAATATACCGGTAACATACGCACAAATTAAAAGAGAATATTTATATGATCTTAAAGCTCATCATGGCGAAGTTGAAGATTGTATTATCTTCGGCTTTGCTTCGATCACTGGTCGTCCAATTTTGTTCCACGCGATTATGGAAAATGGTGCAATCTTCTACCGTTTACCGATATCTGCTTTCATTCAAAGAGGTTTTAAGCCAGAAAACGTACCTAAATATAGGCTTGATGAATTGGAGCTATGGAATTGTTTTAGTTATTATCCTTCTGTGCATTCTTTCGATATCTTAGATGGTCAATCAGGTAAATTTATTGGAAAAAATAAAAAATGGCATAATGGAGCTTATTTGTTCACTATTGACTGGGCTCATCCAGAGAGTAATATAGTGGATACGGACCATTCAGAAATTCCGCACGAGCACAAGTGCGCACATGTATTGGCATTAGATGATGGCAATTATGCAGCTCAACCTAATAATAGATTGATATGGGATATTCCATCATTTACTGTAAAAGATGAAATTCCTGATTGGAAAGTACAAACAAGTGAGTGGAACGTAGAAGACACTCGTCAGTGGAGAACAGAAGATACTGATAAATTCTTTTACGAAATTGAGGAGAAAAAAAATGAGGTTAAGTAAACATTTTACATTAGAGGAAATGACTAAGAGTATGACGGCTACTCGTAAAGGTATAGACAATTCACCAGGAGCAGGTGAAATTAAAAATTTAGAAAATGTATGTTACGAAATACTAGAACCCGTTCGTGCTCATTTTGATAAACCAATTATGATTAGTTCGGGCTATCGTTCAGAAGCGCTTTGCGAGGCCATAGGTTCGAAAAAAACCAGTCAACATGCACGGGGCCAGGCGGTTGATTTTGAAATTAATGGAGTGCCTAATATTAAGGTCGCTTACTGGCTGACTAATAACGTGGACTTCGATCAATGTATTCTCGAGTTCTACAAGCCTGACGATGGACAAGCGGGCTGGATACACGCGAGTTACAATGAAAAAGGAGCTAACAGAAAACAAATTCTTACTTTTGATGGAAAAAGGTACGATAATGGCCTTCCTGAAATGAAGTGGGAAAAAGGAGTAGTAATCGAATAATGCCTATTAGTAGAGCACAAATATCAAAACAAATCTCTCCTGGTTTAAGAGGGGGAAGACCTTCTAGAGCTATGCGTAAGAGAGTAGACAGAAGACCAAAAAGAAAGTATAAAAGGGTAACGAGATAACAATAGTTATAACGTAAAAAGGGCCCTTTAAAAGGAGATAAATGGTTAAAAAAATAACTGTCTCGGATATGATTGATCGTTTTGGTAAACGAAGAGTTCTTCGTGCTTTAACTAAAAGAAAATTTAGAAATAAAAGAAGAGCCGAAGAAAGAAAAACAGGTCAAAAAAACTTTGGTTTTAAAAAAGGCGGTCAAATTGAGGAGGGTTTATTAATTATGATAGAAGAGAAAAAAAAAGGTGGCGATGCTAGAAAAAAATTAGGTCCAGGAGCAATATTAGGAGCAGCAGGATCAGGAATAAGAAATAAAGATTTAGCTCCTCCAACAATGAGAGATCGATTTAAGAGAAAAAAAGAAAAAAAAGCAGGTGGCGGAATTACGGGCCAAAGTAAATTGGTTGATCTTAAAAAAAAATATGGATCAATGAAAAAAGGAATTCGTGTAAAAGGTAAAGGTAAGTCCTTTATGGAACAATACAAAAAAAGGGTTTATGGTAGAGCCGGAGGCGGATCGATGGTTCAGGGGCCAATGAAAAGAGCTCGTGGATCAGGTGCAGCAATAAAGGGAACTAAGTTCCAAGGAACATTTTAACAGGAGAATAATATGGATAATTCAAAAATAAATATGCACAAAAGAATGGCTATGACTGGAAATTATCGTGGTGGTGGAATTGCACACGGCGGTATGGGTAAAGCTATGAGAAAAGGTGGTATGGGAGGCAGAAAAGGAGATATGATGTACTCTAGAGGTTATGGAGTAGATGAAAAATCAAAAAGAATGCCAACTATGCTTATGGATAGAGGACCTTCTAAAATGAAAAAAGGTGGTATGAAACAAGGCTACAAAGCTAGAGAAGATGAATCCTTAGGTATGAGAACAGGAAAAGAATCTGGTAAGAAACAATCTATGAAAGATCGTAGAGATGAGTCTTACGGAGCTTGGGGCAAAAGAAAATCCGGCAAAGTCAATAAAAAAAAGGGTGGTAGTATAAAAGGTTCTAATAGACCTAGACCACAAGGCCCTCATATGTGGGTTAGAGGAAAAAAAGATAAAATGAGAAAAGGTGGCCAAGCTAATACTAGAAGAATGAATCGTCTAGAAGAACTTGGAAGAGTAGATGCTGAAAAAGCTCACACTTCAAAAGGCAGAAGAAATTTAAAAGACGAAAAAAGAAGAATAGTAAGAGAGCTTAAAAAGTAGGATATGTATAAATGGCAACCAGCGGAACAGCAACATTCGATCTATCGATAGATGAGATTGTAGAGGAAGCTTATGAAAGATGTGGTATTCAAACTAACTCTGGATACGATCTTAAAAAAGCTAGAAGATCTTTAAATGTTTTATTTTCCGAATGGGGAAATAGAGGTGTTCATTTATGGAAAATCCAATTAAATGCAGTTGCTTTAGTTGCCTCTCAAAGTCAATATGCTACTGTTGCTGGATGTAGTGACGTATTAGAAGCTTTTATTTCTAATAGTGCTACTACGGTAAATCCTGGATCCGCTACTACTGATGTATCTATAACTAAAATAGACAGATCTACTTATGCTGCACTGCCTAACAAAGGATCAACTGGAACACCTTCTCAATACTATGTAGAAAGAGTAACTTCAGGAACGAATACTCCTAATATTACTTTATACATTACTCCTGATGCTCAAAACTATACTCATTTAAAATACTATTCATTACAAAGAATTCAAGATGCAGGAGCATATACTAATACTGCTGATGTTCCTTTTAGATGGATTCCATGTATGATTTCAGGATTAGCATTTTATCTATCTCAAAAATATGCTCCTGAAAGAACACAACAATTAAAACTATATTATGAGGATGAAGTAAAACGTGCTCTTGATGAAGATGGTTCAAGATCAAGTACATTTATTACTCCAGCTCAATATTATCCAACGGTAACATAAAATGGCTAGAGTTTTTGCAAAAGGAAAATACGCGTTATCAATTTCAGATAGATCTGGACAAGCTTTTCCATACCTTGAAATGGTTAAAGAGTGGAATGGTGCATTAGTTCATGTATCTGAATATGAACCTAAATCTCCTCAATTAGATCCAAAAGTTTATGGGGGAGATCCTCAAGCTTTAAGAAACACTAGAGTACAACATAATATTGGTAATATGACAGTTAGAGTAGGTATATTACAAGGTAATATTGGAGAAAGTTTGTTTTCAGTTGATCACGGTTATAATAGTGAAGGTAAAATAGTTTTTGGAAATTTTCCCTTAAAACAAGGTAAAATATTAAATATTTTTAGTTCAATAGGAAAAGTGAAGGTAGTAGTATAATGGCAGGAATAAATTATTCAGAATTAGTTACTAAAATTAGAGATTACACAGAAGTAGATAGCTCAGTTTTTACATCTACTATTGTGGATGGTTTTATATTAGATGCTGAAGAAAGAATTTTAAGAGACGTTAATACAGATGCAGATAGAAGATACGCCACTTCAAACATGGTTACTTCTCAAAAATATTTAAATTTTCCTACAGGTGCGTTGGTAATTAGAGCCCTTCAAATTACAAGTGGATCTGATAGAATTTATTTAGAAAAAAGAGACACAACTTTTATTGATGAATTTAACCCATCAGGAGCTACTGGAGTTCCTAAATTTTATGCTAATTATGATGACGATACACTTATGTTTGCTCCTATTCCTAATGATGCTTATGTTATTCAAGCTAGTTATGTATCTAAACCAGATGGATTATCTTCAGGTAATACTCAAACTTACTTAAGTCAAAGATTTCCTAATGGTTTATTATATGCTTGTTTAATAGAAGCTTTTGGTTATTTAAAAGGTCCTATGGACATGTTGCAATATTATGAAAAACAGTATACAAATGCAATATCCAAATATGCTGTCGAGCAAATTGGAAGAAGACGAAGAGACGATTATTTCAATGGTGCGATTCGAATCAAAATAGATTCACCGTCACCATAATTAAAACAGGAGAAAATTATGGCAATAACAACAAGTGCAATAACTAGTTCTTTTAAAAATCAATTATTAGAAGCTAAGCACAACTTCGATGCAACTGGAGGAGATAAATTTAAACTTGCTCTATACACTGATTCATCAGTTATAGGACCTTCACTTGCTTCATTTACAACCGCAGGACAAGTTACTGACTCAACTGGTGATTACTCATCAGGTGGTAAAGTATTAACAGGACAAACTCATAAATTATCAGGAACAACTGCTATCGTAGATTTTGCAGACTTATCTTATTTAACAGCAACGATTACAGCAATGGGTGCATTAATTTATAATACATCAGAAGCTAATAAATCTGTTGCAGTATTAGATTTTGTTTCAAATAAAACATCAACATCAGGAACTTTTACAATACAATTTCCAAACTTTACTGACACTTTGGCAATAATCAGATTAGCTTAAGGAGTACTTCGCCATGGCGGTAATTAGAACATTTACAGTCACCGTAGCAGGCGGTAAGTATTACATTGATGGTGTTCAACAGCCAACAATAAATTTAGCTGAAGGAGCGGTCTATAAGTTTGATACTTCTGATAGTTCAGTTGGTAGTCATCCTTTTAAATTTTCTACAACTTCTGATGGTACACACTCAGGAGGAACGGAATATACAACTGGTGTTACTTCAGGAACAGGATATGTTCAAATATCAGTTGCTACTTCTGCACCCACTTTATATTACTATTGTTCCGTACACTCAGGTATGGGAGGCCAAGCAAACACTGTTGATAGTAACACTTGGGGTATTTTAAATTGGGGAGAAGGTAATTGGGGAGATCAACAAGATAATATTGCATCTGTAACTGGTCAAGCTATTACTCCAGCTCTAGGAACAGTTCAAGCGTTCAATGAAACTGGTTGGGGTAGAAAAACTTGGGGATCTGAAGATTGGGGAGATTCCGGTGCAAGTGTTCAAGTTGCTCTTACAGGAGTATCCACTTCTTTTTCAGTTGGAACTACAGTTGTAGAAGATGATATAGAAGTAGGTTGGGGTAGAAAAACTTGGGGTAACTTAGCATGGGGAGATGCTTATTCAGCAGCTCTTGTAGGACAACAGATTAATATAGGTTTAGGTACCACAGTTCCTAAAGCAGACGCTATTGTTAAACCTACAGCTGTAACTATAACTTCAGGTTATGGATTAGTAGATTTAGAATGTGATGGAACTTATGTTCACGTTCATGATCCTGAAATTACGGTAAGTGTAGGAAGCACAATAGTAACCGATTATGACATTGTTAGTTTAACAGGTGTACAGATTACATCTGCTATTAATCCAGCTACGACAATTGGAGGAGTAGATGTTAAACCTGCAGGTATAAATATATCCTCAGGTTTTGGCAGTACATTTAGAGCATTTACTGATATAACTATTAGACCAACTGGATTTGGTATTTCTACAGGTTTAGGCTCTGTAGATGCAGTTTCAAAAGTAGAAATTGTAGGTCAGGTTATTACGTCATCTTTGGGTAATGTGACTACTAAACAAACAGCGGTTATCAAACCTGATGGAATTGCCATAAATACAGGTATTGGCACAGCAAATGGTTTGGCATGGGCAAAAGTAGATACAGGCACTACAGTTACGTGGACACAGATAGCAGCCTAAACAGGAGAAAAAATATAGAATAAAATTGACACTAGAAGTACAGTTGACACTAGAAGTCCACTGAATTATAGTTAATACAATTGCATAAACAGGAGAAAAAATATGCCATCAAGTTATACATCTTTAGGAATTGAAAAAATGGTGACTGGCGAACAAGCCGGTCTTTGGGGAGATAAAACAAATACAAATTGGGACATCATAGAACAAATATCAGGTGGTTACGTATCACAAACAGTTAATGGAACAGGTGATACACCTTTACCAGTTTCAGATGGATCTACCGGTGCTACCCTAGCACATAGAGTTATTAAATTATCAGGAACAATTACAGGAAATATTACAGTATCGTTACCATTAGATGCTCAAACTTTTTACTTTGTACAAAATGGAACTACTGGATCTTATACAGTTGAATTTCAATATGAAAGCGGTTCGGGTACAAGTGTTACTTGGGCAACAACTGACAAAGGTTGGAAAATTATTTCTGCAAAAGCAGATGATGGAACTAATCCTAATATTGAAGAAGTAGCTTTATCTACTGATCCTGCAGGTTCAAATACAGAAGTTCAATACAATAATTCAGGAGCTTTCGGTGCAGATTCAAATCTTACTTGGGATTCTACAAACGGATTAGTAATTGGTTCAGCAAAATCGTTAAGACTTTCAGATACAACAGGTGGACAATATATTGGATTAAAAGCAGCCGGTACTACAACATCTTATGATATTACATGGCCAGGTGCACAAGCAACAGCATCAGGACAAGTTCTTTCAAACAACGGTTCAGGAACTTTATCTTGGGCGGAAGTAACTGGAGGAGCTTCATGGCAAGCAGTAATTGCAGCAGATCCAGGACCAGCAGTAGCAGGTTATGGATATTTTTGTAACACAACTGGAGGAGCTTTTAGTTTAACTCTCCCAGCCTCCCCAACTATAGGAGACTTTGTTTCTTTCATAGATTATGCTGGAACCTTTGATACTAATAATTTAACTATTGCCAGAAATGGTAAAAATATACAGGGGGCAGCATCAGATTTGACTGTGTCTACAGAAAGAGCAGCGAACACGTTAGTATTTGTAGACGACACTCAAGGATGGTTGTTGCAGAATAAATAATGTCTGAATATAGAGAGATTCAAGGTGCATCCGTTGAAACCATAGCGGGAACGGCGGGTACTATTGAAGGTCAAATTTGGTATGATACTTCTGGAAACGCTTTTAAGCTAAGAACATATTCTTCAGGAACTTGGGCAACAGGAAATGTTATGCCTTACACTGCAAGAGATAGTGGTGGTTTTGGAACTCAAACTGCATCCGTAATTTATGGTGGATACAATCCGCCTTCTGTTTTAACTACTGCTGTTCATTATGACGGAACTAATTATACATCATCTACAGCTTTTCCAACTTCTGTTCAAGGTTTACAATCTGAAGGAACTCAAACTGCTGGTTTTTCAATAGGTGGTGGTCCAGCTTATGAAAATAAATTTTATGACGGAACTTCTTGGACTGCACAACCAGCCATGAATTTAAATAGAACTGGACATGGGTCTGCAGGAGGACCTACAGCACAGACAGCAGCATTAGCTGGAGGCGGAGAACCTCCACCAGCACAAGCTACTGGTAGCGATTGGGATGGTACGTCTTGGACTGCAGGAGCAGCAATTCCAAGTTGGGCTCAAGGAACTAGTGGAGGAGGAACTCCTTCTGGTGCTTGGCTACAAGCAAATGTAAATAGTGAAACAGCTTTTAAACTTTATGACGGTTCAACATGGTCAGACGGCACAGCCTGTCCAGGTGAACACAACTATGGTGGTGGGGGCGGAACAGTTCCTAACGCTATTTCTTTTGGAGGTGGTCCTAGTCCTGTAGGTAAAGCCGTTACTAATATGTGGGATGGATCAGGTTGGACTACTGGTGGAAATTTGAACGAAGGAAGAGGAAATCTTCATGGTGCAGGTACGATGGATGGAGCTACAAGTTTAATGATAGGAGGTGGAAATCCAGCTACCCCTACAGGAGCTACCAATGCCACTGAAGAGTGGACAGGACCGGGTTTTATTAATAAAACAATAACTACAAGTTAAGGAGGAAATATGGCAAATTATCAATACTGTGTAGCAGAAAATTGGGGAAAAGGATTTATTACTCACAAAGATGCAGAAAAAATTACTTTTGAATCTTTTGGAGTTAATTTATGGAAAGTTCCTGCTAACAATCAAGATGCTAATAGATGGATTAGTGGAGTAGCTGGCGAAAGAAAAACATTAGCAGAAGCACAAGCTCTTGTTGATGCAGAAACAGCTAGACTACAAGCTGAATACGATGCATTACCAGCTGATGACCCAAGAAAACAAGAAGGTCATCCCGCACATGTAAGCAGAGCAGAAGCTATAACATTAACGGAGTAAATATAAGTGGCAACATATTACGAAATACATGGACAAAAGGTAAAATACCTTTCATCTGATCCTAGTCCCGTGACTGAAGGACAGGTGTGGTATAACTCTACCACAGATACAGCTAAAGTTAGAAGTGTGATTACATCTAATAGTTGGGCTTCTGGAGGACCTCATCCTCAAGGTGGACCAGGTCGTTATTTATCTTATGCTGCTGGAACCGGAACATTAACTGCAGGTTTATCTGCTGGTGGTTATAGTCCTTCTATTGACGGATCTTATCATTATGATGGTTCAAGTTGGACAGCAGGAGGTACTTTACCAAGCGCTGGTCAGCAAGGTCAAATGATTGGAACTCAAACGGCTGCTTTTATGACTGGTGGAAGTTATGGTAATGTTAGTTTCAATTATGATGGTTCATCGTGGACATCAAATCCAGCTACAAATCCTAACGGACCTCCTTACTCAGATTTATTTTCATGGGGACCAACTAATTCCGATGGAATTTTTGGCTCTGCAGCAAACACAACACCAACCGCTGGTTATACTAATACCTGGAATGGAACAGCTTTTACAAGCACCGGTCATACATTGAACACAGCTAGATATTCTAGTGGTGGTACTCGATGGGGATCAGGTACAGGAGTAAGTTCTGGAATAGTTGCGGCTGGAAATGCAGGAGCAGGACCTCCATTCAGTCCGACCAATGCTTCAGAAGAATACAATGGTAGTTCATGGACAAGCACGCCTTCTTGTAGCACAGCGGTTAGAGGACATTTAGTTACAGGAACAGCGGTAGCAGACACTTTAAAAGCATGTGGACATACTGGAACACCTGGAAGTTTTTCTAATTCTACAGAAACCTACGATGGAACAGGTTGGACTACTCAAACAGCTGTTCCGTTTGCTAGAACTTATGTTTCTGGATTTGGAGGATACAGTCAAGGTATGGTTTTTGGTGGAGATACAGAAGGAGTTCCTCCTACAACACTTAACCCAACAGCAGAATGGACAGGAGCTTACGAGGGAACACAAACAATAACAGTAACTTAAAAAATTATGGCAACTTATATAGACATACACGGAAACAATATACCAATAGTATCTGCGGATCCTAGTAATCCACTTGTAGGAGAAGTTTGGTATAATACCACAACTAGTAAACTCAAAGGATATGGATACAGTCCTGCAGGGACTTGGGCGACAGTTCCAAGTACTAGTAATACGTATCAATCTGGAGGTGCAGCTGGAATAAGTACCTCCGCTTTAGCTTTTGGATCATCACAATCACCAGCTTATAGAAAAACCGAATATTATGATGGAACTTCGTGGACTGCAAAACCAGATGTTTCACAAGATGCTGACTACGCCAGTGGCTTTGGACTTTATTCAGGAGCAATTGCTGCTGGAGATGGTGGTCCCGTGGGTGCAAATTCTACTAGTTCATGGAGCGGAACTGCATGGACAAGTGTAAACCCAATGACTCAATATGGATATGCAGGAGTTGCATTAGGAATTCAAACTGCAGGTTTACTAGCATCAAGATTTGATGGATCTGGACCAGGACCTACTAACTACGTAGAGTTATGGGATGGAACTTGTTGGAGTAATAGCCCTAACGATTTAAATACATCTAGATACAATGCTGCAGCAGCTGGAACTCAAGGTCAAGCTATAGTTTTTGGAGGAGTTTTAGGACCTCCAGGACCTACCGGAGCTACCGAAACTTATTCGGGAGGAGCCTGGACAACAGTAAATCCTTTAAACACAGCTCGAAATGCTGCTTCGGGTTCTGGAACTCAAACTCAATGTATAGCTTATGGAGGAGGTCCCCCAACTAAAATTTCTGCAACAGAATTATGGGATGGAACTTGTTGGTCAGCTAATCCAAATGGTATGAACACTGCAAGAGGAGAAATGAATAATACTCTTGGAACTTATACAGGTACATTATGTATTGGAGGAGTGGATCATAATACTACTGTAGAAGAATATACTGGACCAGGCAATAGAACCCTTACTTTTACTGCTTCTTAATTCTTGACATTTTACATTTAACATATATTTTAAATGGCTATATGTCACTCAAACGAAATATTCATCCTCTTATAGAAAAAGAAGTACCTAGTTTAAATAATCTTTTAGACCCTAAAGATGTTAGTGCTTTTAAAGAATTAACACAAGAGCTTAGAGACACTTGGACTAAGAAACAAATTTTTAGAACTGAAACTGAAATGAGGTTTTCAGTTTTAAATGATTTTAAATACCCTACTAAAGCTGCTAAATATTGGCAATGTGTTAGAGAACAAAATGTTTATTTAGAAAATTTAATGAATTTATCTTTTGACTATAGAAAAGAAGATGTAAAACTTAGACAACTTAAGCAAAAAATAAAAAAAGAAAAAGATCCTTTAGAAAAAGAATTAATTCAAATAGATATTGACGAAAAGAATTTTAATAAAGCAGCTATGGAATTAACTGCTAAAGACCGTATGAGAGAAATACAATTATGGTCTAAAATAAAAAAAGAAGTAGACGATGGATCTTTTGATAAGGATGATGTTAATGCTCATCAAATTGAATCTTATCATCAAATAATGCTTAATAGAAAAAATACTTTAACTCAAGCTTCTACTCAACCCGAAGTCTTTAATGTAATGGGTCAATTAGATGGAATAGAAAAATTAAAAACACAAAAAAATGCACTTGAAAATAAAAAAAGAGAAGCTATTTCTTCGCAATCAAGCATTGGAGCAAAATCCAAGTAATCACAAAAGCACTCCTTTATATCAAAAGATTAAACGTCATATTGAAAAAACGGGCTATATTATAAATCCCTTATTAGTTGTTAAAGAAAATGAAAAATATAAAATTATTTATGGAAACAATAGATATTTAATAGGATTAGATTTAGGATTTAAAGAGTTTCCAATAAAAATATTGCCAAATGAAGAAGTTCTTACTATAACAGAAGCAGCAAAAACTTATAAAGAAATAAATATAGATGAAATTTAATTTTGTATTTTTAGGTCAATCAGTATTAAAATATCGTGTTCCTTTATATGTATATAATTCTTTAAATAAAATTTATGAAACAACTGACTTACCGCGTGCTAACAAAGCATTAGCCGGTAAAATTGCAAAAGAACATAGTTTATATTATCAAGGAGATGGAGAAGAAAAAATGAAAAAACATATTAATTTACCTACGGATATTATAATGTGGTTTCATAATCATTTTAAACATTACTTAGCATTCAACAATATTAAAAGATACGAAGGTAAATTAATTTCAGTATGGATAAATGAAATGAAAGAACACGAATATAATCCCCTTCACGTACATCAAGGATCATGGTACACAGGTCTTTCAAGTGTTATGATTTTAAAATTACCCAAGTCTTATGGAACAGAGTACTCTTCTTCTGAAGAACCTGCTAACGGAAGATTATCTATTTTAGGTTCTTCTTCTGGTCATTTTGCAAAAATAGATTTTTCTCCTGATGTTGAAGTAGGAGATTTTTTTATTTTTCCTTATGATGTAAGACATTGTGTTAATCCTTTTAATGGTCCCGAAACGAGAAGAACATTAGCTGCAAATTTTGATGTTAAACATAATCCTATAGAAAATAGAGGAGCACATTATGTACGACAATAAAGCAGTTACAGAACCTAAATGGAAAAGCTGGATAATAGAAACCTCTAATGAACTTTTTACACCTGAACAATGTAGAAAAATTATTGAATGTGGTAGAAGTAGACCTCCTCAAGAAGCACAAGTAGGTCAAACAACTGGCGGAGCCGTAGACACTAACAAAAGAGTTACTAAGATTAGTTGGATTCCTTTTAACGTTTTACCAGAAATGTACCAAGCTTTAGATACTTTTATTCAAAAAGCTAATCGAAATCATTTTGGATTTGAAGATATTAGAATTACAGAACAAGCTCAATTTACTGAATATCCACCAGGAGGATTTTATGATTGGCATATGGATAGTGATGTTAATATGGAAAAAGAACCTCCTGTAAGAAAAATATCTATGACCGTATTATTGAATCATCCATCTGAATTTGAGGGAGGACATTTAGAAGTATTAGCACCTGGTAAATTTAAACCGCTTAAACAAGGTCATGCTTTATGTTTTGCGTCTTTTTTAAATCATAGAGTTAATCCTGTTACAAGAGGTATGAGACAATCTCTTGTTGTATGGTTTGGAGGAACACCTTTTAAATGATTAAAGAACAATTTTTTCCAACATTTGTATATGCTAAAGACATAAAAATTAATAATGAAGAATTAGCTAATTATTTAATGACTTTAGCCAATCAAGATAAAGGAGTACAAAAAACTAATGTAGGAGGATGGCACTCTAAGGATTTAGATAAACATCCTAGTTTAATACCTTTGGTTGATGAATTACATTTAATGCAACGAGAAATATATAAAGAAGAATATATAGAAAGAGAACCTATTTTAGGAAATATATGGGCTAATATAAATTACCCTAATTGTTACAATGAATTTCATTTACATCCTAATTGTTTATTTAGTGGAGTATATTATGTTAAAGCTCCAACAGAATCTGGAAAACTTGTTTTAACTGACCCAAGAGCAGGAGCACAATCAGCCCTTCCTATAAGAAGTAATAAAGATATTCCTAAAGAATTTTGGCGAGATATTTTTCTAGAGCCTATTGAAGGTCGGATTATTATGTTTCCTGCGTGGGTGTGGCATAGAGTAGGCGTTAATAAAACTAATGATCCTAGAATTTCTTTATCGTTTAATTTTATTCAACAAGGATTTAATGTTCAATAAATATCAAGTAATAAAAAAAGCCATTAGTTATGAATTAGCTAATTTTGCATTTAATTATTTTCTCTTAAAAAGAGATGCAGTTAAATTTATGTACGACAATAACATTACTTACGATAATGGTATGTTAGGAACATGGAGCGATAAACAGGTTCCTAATACCTATTCACATTATTCAGATATGGTAATGGAAACATTACTTGTTAAAATGCTACCTATAATGAAAAAAGAAACAGGTTTAGATTTAATACCCACTTATTCATATGCTAGAGTATATAAAAAAGGAGATATATTAAAAAGACACAAAGATAGACCTAGTTGTGAAATATCTACCACTATTCATTTAGGAGGACATCAGTGGCCTATATTTATCGATGGAACAGGAGCTGATAATGTTATTAATGAATATAAAAATATAATTAAACCCGGAGCCCCTCAAGGTACTAAGGTCGTACTTGAAGTAGGAGATATGCTAGTGTATAGTGGTTGTGATTTAGAACATTGGCGAGAGCCCCTTGAAGGAGAGATTTGTGGTCAAGTATTTTTACATTATAATCATGTAAATGGCCCATTTGCTGAAAAAAATAAATTTGATGGAAGGCGTATGTTGGGTTTACCTCACTTTGTAAAATAGTTATAATCATTATTATGGCATTAGCAAAAGTACAATTAATTCCTGGATTTGATAAACAAGTAACGGAGACCGGTGCTGAGGGACGATGGACCGGTGGCCAATACGTTCGTTTTAGATATGGTTTACCAGAAAAAGTAGGAGGATGGGCTCAATTAGGAGCTGATTCTTTAGTTGGAGTAGCCAGAGATCAACATACTTGGTTTGATTTATCAGGTAATAGATATGCAGCCGTAGGTACAGATAAAATTTTATATATTTATTATGAAGGAAGTTTTTATGATATTCATCCTTTAAATGATTCTTTAAAACAAACAGGCATGACTAATTGTTTTACAACTAGCTCAGCCTCTAACGTAGTTACCGTTACATGTACGGGAAGTCACGGTTTAAGTGTAGGAGATTTAGTAGTTTTTTCTAGTGTTAGTGCTATTCCAGGAACATCTTCTTTTGTAGATTCTGATTTCGAAAAAACTTTTGAAGTAAAAACAACTCCTACTACCACTACTTTTACTATTCAGATGCCTTCTAATGAAACAGGAACTCCTTTTAGTACTACAGGAACAGCTACTTTAGAAGTTTATTATGTAGTAGGCCCAGCTTTTCAATTACCTGGATACGGATGGTCTACAGGTCAATGGGGAGGAACTACAACAACAGCTACTACGACTATCAACAATAGTGGAACTTTTCCTTCGGGAGCAAGCACAGTTGTTTTAGCATCATCAGCTTCTATGCCGGCTACAGGAACTTTATTAATTGGAAGCGGATCGACTGCAGAATTAATTACTTACACATCTAATAATACGGCAACCAATACTATTTCAGGAATTTCGAGAGGACAAGGAGGAACTAGTGATGTTACTCATGCTGATGGATCTACAGTTCAAGACGCTTCTAGCTACACAGGCTGGGGATCAGCAACAGCTGCAGGAGTAATTATTGACCCTGGACAATGGAAATTAACTAATTATGGTCAAAAACTTATAGCTTTAATTTATAACAGTGTAGTTGTAGAATGGGATCCTTCAGCTGCAGGAGCATTATCTAACCCGAATCGAGCCACTTTAATTTCAGGAGCACCAACAGCATCACGGGATATGTTAGTATCTACTCCTGACAGACACTTATGTTTTTTTGGAACTGAAACAACTATAGGAACAACTTCTTCTCAAGATGATATGTTTATTAGATTTTCTGACCAAGAAGACATTAATGATTATACTCCTACAGCAACTAACACAGCAGGTACTCAAAGACTAGCTGATGGATCAAAAATAATTGGAACCTTAAGAGGAAGAAATGGTAATTATATTTGGACAGATACAGCTATGTTTACTATGAGATTTATTGGCGCTCCTTTTACATTTGGATTTGAACAAGTAGGTACTAATTGTGGATTAATTGCTCAGCATGCTGCTATTGAAGTAGATGGTATTATTTACTGGATGTCTGAAGATAGTTTCTTTTATTTTGATGGTGCATCAGTTAAAAAATTACCTTGTTTAGTAGAAGACTACGTTTTTGGAGATATAAACAATAATGCAGAATTAATTGTTCATGCAGGAGTTAATGATAAGTTTAATGAAATAACTTGGTTCTATCCAAGCGATAGTGAAACTTCTGTAGATAGATCTGTAACTTATAACACAAGAGATTCACAAAATATTCCAGGAGGAGTATGGACTACCAATGATGGTAGTTTGATGAAAAGAACAACATGGGTTGATCAAGGAGTATACGGAAAACCTTATGCTACTGCATATAATTCTTCAGAAACTCCTACACAAGGAAGTATTTCAGGAATATCCGCAGGAGCCACAACGTACTACGAACACGAAACAGGAAACGATCAAGTTAAAACTGATGGTACTACTACTGCTATACCAGCTCAAATAGAATCAGGAGATTTTGATATAGATAAAGATGGAAGCGGAGAATATATGATGCGTATTTCTAGATTTATTCCTGACTTTAAAAATCAAACTGGAGATGCACAAGTAACTATTTTTCTTAGAGACTTTCCCTCGGACACACGATCGTCGTCGGCCAGTGGCCCTTTAATAACAGGTCCATTCACAGTTACTACAAGCACTAAACAAGTGTTCTGTAGATCCAGAGGAAGAGCTGCATCTTTTAAAATAGCTAATACTGGAACAGGACAAACTTGGCGATTCGGTACTTTTAGAGCGGATATACAAGTAGGAGGAAGAAGATAATGGCAAAAATAAGTGAAATAGTTTCTCAAGCAACACCGCAATATCAAGCAACTAATTTAAATCAGTTTGGAAGAGATATAAATAATATTGTACAAAAATTAAATACAACATACCCACAGGATATTAAAGAAGAAACAGAAGCCGTTTCATATTTCTTAAACGATTAATGGCCAAAAAGAAAAAAAGTCAATTTGGAACAGCATGGTATGAAAGAGAAAAACCACGAAAACGACCAGGCAGGCATAAAAAAAGACTTAACAAAAGTCAAAAACGCATGTATAAGAAATACAACCGACAAGGCAGATAATGGCAAATAAATTTATTAATGCTCAATTTAATCTAACAACTACAAATCCAGTAGCTGTTTATACTTGCCCCGCTGAAACAGTTGCTATGATTAAAAGTATTCAATCTTATAATTCAAGTAGTGGCACAGTAAGTGTTACAGCTAGCATTACAGATAACTCTGCTAGTGCTACTTATAATTTTTCTAAACGTACCTTAGGTTCTGGTACATCTTCTGATTTATTAACTGGAGTAAAAGTATTTGAAGAAAATGATATTTTAAAAATTACTGCTAGTCATACAAGTGTGGTTACAGGCACTGTAGCTATACTAGAACAGGATAGAAAATAATGACAGAATATACCACGATTAATGGAGAAAAAGTTCCTATTATTAAATGTGAAGCTGAAGTTACTATAACAAATAAAAAAACAGGAAAAAAATATAAGGATGAAGAGCAAGTAAAGCTTGAAAATCCTGACCCAAAAGATATAAAAAGGGATGTTAAAATTATTATCCCTAAAGGATTTGATGTATTCGGAGAAGAGCCGTTAAAATAATGGAAGCAAAAGGCGGCACAGAACTACAATTAGCAGAGCTTCAAAAGAGAGTAGATCCTTCTTATTTTAAAAAATTTCAAATAACTACTTCAGTTCCAGAAAAAGAATCAATAGACCCTGATAAAATTAGTATTTTATGGATGAAAAATTCATATGATCAACCTAATATAGCTCCTTGGTTTAGTGAAAAAGAAAATCATAGAAAGTATGACTGGTATGTATTTAATTCTCACTGGTGCTATGAAAAATTTAGATATGCATATGGGTTACCTACCCACAAATGCTGTGTAATTAAAAATGCTTTACCAGATATTAAATGGAAAGACAAACCTCAATGGCAAAAGGGTAATCCTATTAAATTAATTCATACTTCTACTCCCTGGAGAGGATTAAACGTTTTACTAGGATCTATGGAATTAATTAAAAGAGATGACATTATTCTTGATGTTTATACCTCTACAAAAATATATGGAACTCAGTTTGAAGAACAAAATGATAAACAATTTAAGCCTATGTATGATAAAATGGAATCTTTAAAAAATGTAAATCACATAGGGTATAAAACTAATCTAGAAGTAATAGATGCTATGCAAGACACTCAAATATTTGCTTATCCTTCTATTTGGGAAGAAACTTTTTGTATTTCAGCGATGGAAGCAATGGCAGCTGGTAATATGGCTATCGTAACTAATTTTGGAGCCTTATTTGAAACCTGTACTGAGTACGCTCATTATGTAAATTATGAAACAGATATGCATACTTTAGCTAAAAAATTTAAAGCAGTAATTGAATTTGTAGCAGATAATTATCACGAGCCTGTATTACATCAAAGACTTCAAGACCAAATGAAATACTTTAGAACTTTTTACAATTGGGACATGAGAGCAAAAGAATGGACTAGTTTATTTGATCAACTACTTAAAATAAAAGGATATGCATGAGTTATAAAATAGATGAAAGAAGTATAATAAATGAAAAAAATATTTTCGGACAAAATACTAATAAGGGAAACGATGTATTGGATTGGGATAGCAAGAAAAAAGAACATCCTATAAAATTGTTTTTTACTTCTCCCTGTCATGGAGGAGTAGATATACATTATGTAAGAGCTACTTTAGAGCTTCAAGCTTTACTTCAAAGACATAAAATACCAGTAACTTTTCATTTAATTAATTCTTCTATTGTTACTCAAGGAAGAAATTTATGTACTTCAGCTTTTTTAAAATCTGAATGTACTCATATGTTATTTGTAGATACTGATGTAGAATTTGATGAAACTTCAGTTTTAACAATGCTAAAAGCAGATAAAGATATAGTTTTAACTCCTTATCCAATGAAAGTTATTGATTGGGATAAGGCTAAAAATATTAGTGAAAAATCAGGAAGGCACATTAGTAAATGTGGTTATTATTACCCTATGGCATTTGTAGATCCTGAAAACATAGACTGTAAAGAAGGTATTACCGAAATTAAAAGAGGGCCTGCAGGGTTTATGTTAATTAAAAGACAAGTATTTGAAAAAATGGCAGAAAAATATCCTCATTTAAAAATAAGACAACAAACAATGCTTAACCAACAAATGAGAGAAACTGAGCATTTTTGGAATTTTTGGGATACTGAATTTGATCAAGAAAAAGGTACATTTATGGGTGAAGATTTTGCTTTCTGTAAGAAGTGGACTTCCATTGGAGGTAAGATTTATGCTAATGTCGATGCCTATATAACTCATCACGGAGACTATAGTTATAGAGGAAGGTTTATTGACGAAGGCGAAAAAATTAAGTAAATTGGATAATATACGTATTTAAAACAGGAGAAATATGGATCCAGCAACACTAGCAATGATGTATGCCGCCAACGTCGGAATAAACGCCCTAGGTGGTAAAAGAGGCAGTAATCTTTACAAAGACGCATTTAAAGACACAACTACACAAGCATTAACCATGCAATTAACAGGTGGTTTTAATCAACAAAAACCTATGATAGGGCAAGAAGATATTGCCATGAATATTACTGAAAATATATCTACTCCTGTGAAAGGAAGTGTAGATACAGAAAGTATAGGAGATATAGCAGTACAGACTTTTAAGGAACAGAATAAAAAAGAACCACTGACTGATTACGATAAATGGTTGCAATCTTTACCTGAACTTGCAAAAGATCAATCTACAGTATCTGTAACTCCATCACCTAAAGAAGGAATGAGAGGCTTTTTTGATAAAGCAGCTGGAGTATTTAAATCTGAACAACCTATAATTGGTGAAGGAGGAGCTGCAGCTACAAAAGTAATGAGAACTCCTGATGGAAAAGTAGTAAGAGTCCCTGTTACAATGTCTCAAATGGATCCTTTAAAAGTAGGGTTAGGTTCACTAGGAGCTGCCGGTGTAGCATATGGTTTAGGTGCATTTGATCCTGTGCCACCAAAAGATCCTAAGTATCCAGGATACAATAAATTCTATGCGCAAGATCCTTCTCAGTTCATGCCTTATGATGATCCTAATATTGACCCAATTGATTATTCTCAATATCCTGAGAAACCTTACAGTGGAATTAAAACAGGGGGAATCATTGGCCTTCAAGATGGAGGTCCTGCTAGTTATAAAAATATATTACAAACTGAGTATGGATATGAAAGAGATTATCTAGATAATTTAGAAATGAATGAAGGACCAGGAGCAGTAAAAGAATTATATGACAGCCTACAGGGGAAAAAAAGTGGTGGAATAATGAAATTAATGAGTGGAGGACAAACTTTATCTCCTCAAGAATTATTTAATAAAGTAATGATGGAAGGATATAGACCTACACCAGAAGAACAACAACTTATAAATCAATATTTACAATCTCAAAGTGGTCAGAAAAAAGGTGGAATCATGAAATTGGTTAGAGGTGGCAAAGCAGATAATGAACCTGTTAAATCTTTAGCAGAAATGACCGATGAAGAATTAGAAGAATATCCTAGACAACGAATGCAGCCTCAGCCTCAGCAACCTCGTATGCCTGGAAGAGAGCAACCTCAAGCACCTGGAAGAAAAATGAGTCCTGACGACTTAAGAAAAAAATTACAAGAAAGTTTACAGTTTATGACAGCTAAATCAGGATCTTTAGTTGATAAACTTCCACATAAAACTAAAAAAAATGAGAATAATCCATCAAATTATAAAAGAACTTCTGGTAAATTAGTAGTAGATGCAGAAGGAAAAGGTAACGAAGAAAGAGATACTATGTTAGCTCAGTTAGCTGACGGAGAATTTGTAACTAAATCAAAAGCTGTAAGAGGTGCAGGAATTGCTTTAGGAGCAAACCCAAAAAACAAAAAACAACAAAGAGATTTAGGAGCAAGATTTTTTTACAAACAGATGGCAGAGTTTGATAAATTAGCAAAACGAATGGCATCTTAATGGAGTTATTAAGGATATGGGAAACTAAAGAAGTAGATAAAGTTTGGATATTTGTAAAAGACTATATTCAAAAAGCTTTAGAAAGATCAGGTGGATATGCTGATCACGAACATATTAAAGATCAGATTAAAAAAAATCTGATGCAACTGTGGGTAGCTTGGTCAGAAAAAGATCAAAAAGTTTATGCAGTTGGAGTAACAGAATTAAAAGAGTATCCAAAGTATCGAACAATGAACTTTAGGGTACTTACAGGAGAAAAAATGGAATTATGGACACAATTTTTAGAACCAATGGAAGCATGGGCAAAAACACAAGGAGTAACTAAAATGGAATTTTATGCACGTCCAGGATGGGAAAGATTTTTAAAAGGTAAAGGCTATATTAAAACACATGTTCAACTTGATAAATTTTTAGGAGAAAATAAATGAGTTCAGGAGGAGGAGGAGGTGGTTCAGGCGTACCAGCCGATACTACTAACGTTCAAACAATTAGAGAAGCACCAGAAATAGAAGCTAGACGATTAGGGTTAATGGATGCTGCAAGAGAGTTAGCTATGAAGCAAACTACTTTACCAGCATATCAAGTAGCAGCGATGACTACACCTGAAACTGAAGCGAGAACTTTAGCACGATCTGGAATGGCTGGACAACAACAACTTACTGATGCTACTACGGCAGCTAGTGGTGCACAAACGGCAGCTGGACAAACATTTACTGCAGCACAAGTTCAAGCTGCAATGAATCCTTATATTCAAAATGTAGTTAATCAAGTGTCTGATGATTTTTTAAAAAAAGAAAATCAACTTGCAGCTCAAGCTGCTAGATCAGGTAATTTGGGTGGCGGAAGAGAAGGTGTTGGTATAGCAGAAATACAAAGACAAAAAGCAGATACATTAGGTGGAATTTATGGTACCGGATATCAATCTGCTTTAGGAGAACTTCAAACTCAAAGAGCATTAGAAACTCAAACAGGAATTCAAGCAGGAGAAATTAATTTAAATGCTGCCAATATAGCTCAACAAGGAAGATCAAATCAACTACAAGGTTTAATGGGCACTGGAGGCGTAGAAAGAGGAGTTAATCAAGCAGCTTTAGAAGCGGCAAGACAAACATCATTACAAAATATTCAAGAACCTTATCAAAGAGTTGCGTTTGTTTCTGATATTCAATCGGGTGTTCCTAGTGCTTCTCAAGCAAGATTATCACAAACACGAGCACCACAACCTAGTCCTTTAGGTCAGGCCGTTGGTACTGGAATTGGAGCGTACGCAGCGTTTACTGGAGGAAGGTAAACGATGATAAACAAATTAAGAAAAAAAGTATTTAGCAAAAAAATGCAAAATGGTGGTATTAATAGACTACCAATGCCTCCTTCTTCACCTAATGTTCCTCAAGTATATAATCAATCACCTTTGTTTTCTATGCAAGGTTTACGTCAAAGATATGAAGGATTACCTGGCTTTGCCAAAAAAACTATAGGAGCTGCTGGTAGAACTGCAGGATTTTTAGGTTTAAGAAATCCATATATGTTAAGTTTATACGGGTTGAGTGCCGCAGCACAGAATCCAACAATATCAAATTTTATGTCTAATTTTCCTGGATCAGATTTTGATAGAGCGTATGCAGAAAGAATGGCACAAAAAGCTGGTCCTCCAATAAGAGCGGAAGGAACATTAGCAGGACAAGCAGATCTTCCAAGCGCTGCAGGAGAAGCAGATTTATTTAATCTTGAAAATCATTTTGGAAAAGACTCTCCTGCTTCCTCATTAGAACAAGCTTTTCCCGGAATGTCTACTTCAGAAATTATAGAGTCAATGAATAAAAATCAAGAGGACTCAGGAATAAAGATAGCTCCAAATGCAGAAGCAGAAGTTATAAATAATGCACTTGAGAATGATCAAATGGAAACTTTAAATGTTCAGCCACCAGATGGGGGTAGTAACAATAACAATGTTAGTGTGAATACAGATGATGCTGCCACTGTAAGTGAAGTAGACATAAATGAAGAATATAAAAGCAGAGATGATCAAAAACTTATTGCTGATCAAATGTATTTTTCTCAGTATTTACCACAAGCTCATTTAAATAATAGAACTGGACTAGCTTTACAATTAGATAATGCAGTAAGAGATATTATGGGACCTGAAAGTAAAAGATCAAAAAATTTACTTTTATTACAATTAGCAGCTAATATGATTTCTAATCGAACTGATCAACCAGGCTTTAAAGGTTTTATGGATGTATTAGGACAATCAGGTCAACAAGTTATTCCTATGGCTATGGCTCTTGAAACTCAAAGAAGAGACGATGAATTAGAATTAAAAAAAGCTATGTTAAAAAACATGGCAGATAAAGAGAGTATGGAAAAGTTTGGTATAAAAGACAAAATTGCAAGATTTAAAATGCCAGGAGATCCTACAGGAGAAACAATTACAGCAAGTATTAGAACTGGAGAAAAAGGAACTGTTTTAGCTACTATTACAGATAGAGATGGAGATAATCCAAGAGAAATAGACATAACTAATTTTGATTATCGATACATAGATAGTCCTGACGCGGCTCTTATTGATGAGTACAATAATAAAATTACTCAAAAAGTAAATGCTTTAAGAGGAACACAAGAAGCCTTAAAAATTTCCATGGACAATCCTGACTTAATTGCCTCTAAAGGTACAGTAATGGAAAAATTAAGAATTGCAGGGGATGTCTGGAAATCTTGGACAGGGGAAACACCTTTTGAAAAATTTTATAATGATTTAAATACACAAGAAATGGGTTTTAGACGACAATTAAAAATTTCATTGGACAAAGGAGATATAAGTGAAGCAGAATATGAACAGGAAATGAAAGATTCAGCAGAACTATATAAAGAGCGAAGAGATAGTTTAATGAATAGTCAAGATAAAAGCAACGCCCTTCAATTACAAGCAAAATTAAGAACTATTGAGTTATTAACTTCTTATGCATTAGCCAACTTATTAAAAAACGAAGACAGATTAGCCGTGCAAGATATTAAAAGAGCTGAACAAGCAACAAAACAGTTTGGTTTTTTAACATCTCCCCAATACGTAATTGCACGATATGTTGCTTTAGAAAAACAATTAACTGAAGCAATTCAAGGAGACATTAAGAAAGCAATGATTCTAGGAATTAAACCTGATCAAATAATAGATTACAAAGAAGGATATAGTCTATCAAATTTTGAAAAAGCAAAAAAAGAAGATCAATTTAGAATTAATCTTAAAACTATTTTTGAAAATGAAGGAGAACCAAATAAAATGTTTAATGAACTAACAAACGAATTATTTGCTCCAGGTTCGTTTGAGGGTATAGAAGTGAGAGAATAAAAATGGATTTAAAAAAATTAGAAAACTTGTTACAGGGAAATAGGATTGACTTAAGAACTTTAAATAGTCAACAAAAAATATTTATAGATGAAGCTCAAAAAAGCGGAGCCATTGACACCAAGCCATTACAAGTAATGTTAGATGAACAAGAAGCAGCAGCTGAAAAAGTAGCAAAAGAAAAAACATTTTTTGCTGATCCAATAAAAGCAATGACTTCAGATACAGTTAATAGAGATAAAGTAGCAATGTACACTGACCTTGGTTTTTTAACTTCTCTATTGTTATGGGACAGAAAAAGATTAGCAGGTGCAATTTTAAATCCTAAGAAATTTATTGGGGATATAGCTAAAATAAAATCTACTTTTAAAAATCCTATATTAAATAAAACTGTTACAGGTTTAAAACAAGTAGCAGCAGCGGCAAAAGGTTTTGGACCAGTTGCTACTCAAGGTGCTGTGAGAGCTGCTCTTGCTGGAACTTTAGGGTATACTGCAGGTGGTTTAGCTTACGATCTAGCGGATGAAATTGCACGAGAGCAACTTGATATAAAAAGAAAAGTTGGAGATAAAACATACAAAGAAATGATGGATAAAAATCAACTTTTAAGATCGTTAGATGATTTTAGAGTTGGTCTTACTTTTAATGCTGGAGCAGAGTTATTAGGCCCATTAGCAGCTAGTGGTATGTATGGACTAAGAAAAATGTTGGGGTTAGAAACTCCTTATTCTCAAAGTTTAGCGGAAATTGCAAAAGCAAATAATTTTAAGTTAAGTTATATTATGGCAGCTGATCCTAATACAGCAGGAGGAAAATTATTAAAAACTATTAATAGAGTATTTGGACAATTACCTTACATTGGAACACCAGCCAAAGAAACTCAACTAGGAGCTATTAAACATTTTAACCAGCAATCTCAAAGAATATTTGAACTTGAACCAGGAATGCATTTAGCAACCGCAGCAGCAGCTTCCGAAAAAGCAGCCACATCTATTTTAAAAAATTATGAAAAGTTTGCAAATATGAATAAAGTTAATTACCAGAGATTTGCAGATCAAGCTATGGCAATGGGGGACCCAAGAGTAATTGATTTAAACCATGTGAAAAAATTTATGGAATCTATTGAACGAAGTGCTTTTGCTCCTCCTGAAGTAAAAGCTGCGTTTATAGATCCTTTAGCAATAAAAACTCCTTTTGGACAATTTTATAGCGCTTATCAAGCATTAGTAAAATCTGGGAGACCTATTTCTATGACAGAATATGCGGCTTTAAGAACTTTATTAAACCAAACTACTGATGCACTAAATAAAAGTGACACCGGAGTAACGATGTATACTGGTCTTCAACAAGCTTTAGAAAAAGATTTTGCTAAAATGGATTTATCTCCTATGAGAGAAGTAACTTTAAGATTTGATGTTCAAACTGGAACTCTTTTAGAAACAGGAGGAAATGTAGTTCAACAAGAAATTAAATCTACAGTAGGTAAACAAGGTTTAAGTCAATCTGCTAAAAAAGAACTTAAAGATAATATTGAATTTGCATTTGACTATTATGCAAATAATATTAAAACTTTTAAATCCATAACAGCTCGAAAATTATCGGCTTTTGACGAAAATGCTCTTTCTTTTAAACAACTTCAAAATTTTCAAGGATTAGGAAAATTTGAACGAGATCAAATGTTAGCTAAAGTAAGTAGAAACATTTTTCAAAACAAAACAAATTTAAGTTTTAATGCTATTACTGATTTACAAAAACTAATTGATGCCGATGTTTATAAAATTACTCCAATGCTTGACGCATTTGGCAACTCTACTTTTAAAACTAAATTTATAAGTAAAGGAAGCCAAGAAGGAAACGAGACTTTAAGAAGATTATGGGGTGCCCATGTAGGTCAGGCTTATCAAATGTCCTTTAGACCAATTGATAAAAATCCTATGGGTGATTGGATTTCAGCTTATTTATCTAAAGAAGGTGCTAAGGCAGCTGATGGTCAAGCTTATAAAACTTTAGATGAAATGAAAATGCCTAATGGAATGGATGCAAGAAATTTAAATGGAGGAAATATGTTTTTTGATCCTGGATTATTTAGAAAAATGATTTTGAATAATGAAGCGGCAGCTACTCAAATGAAAGTAATTTTTGGAGATCAAAAAGCCAATCAACTTTTAAAAAGTTATGACGATCTTTTAACTTACATGGACGCAGTTAAATCTTATACTGTTCCTGAAGCATCTACTTTTTTAGCTAGAAGACTAGTTTTATCTGGGCCCAATGTTGCGGTAGGAGCAGGAGCTTATGGCATGGGTTTTTTCCCTATGGCTATAATGTTATTTTTAGGAAATAGAGCTAATAGAATTTTATCAAACCCAAAAGCGGCTGAAGTAATTAATTCTCAATTTAAAAGTTTTTTAGAAAGACCTGGAGACTATGGAGGTTTAAGTACTTTTTCAAGATTTGGAATTGCTAAAATGGCAAACTCACTTTTAAATGAATACAATACCGAAGATACTAAATTTGGTACAGACGATGCTTCTATGCAACGAATTTTTCAAATTTTACAAACTGAAAAAGCACCTATTGATAAATTAGAAAATTTAAATATGGATTCAAAAATGGAAGAACAATTATTTCCAAAATTATCGAAAAAAGAATATATAGACAGTATAGATTCTCTTCCTCCGCCTGAGTTTTTAACTGAAGAAATAGGAGGATTACCAGCAAACGTAGAAGAAGAAGCTATGATGGCAAGAGCCGTTAATCAATTACCAGAAAATACACCTATAAATCGTAATACTTTACCTAGACAACAGGGATTAAGATTACCTGGTCCAGGTATACAACCAACTGATTATAGTGCATTATTTCCTTTTGATCCATTAGGAAATACTATTGCACAAAGGAGACAAGGTGGCCAAGGATAATGCTTTACAAAGAATAGATTCTCATGAAAAGTTATGTAGAATTATGCAAAAACAAACTCATGAAAGAATTACTAGAATAAAAAAACAAATAGATAGAATTGAAAGCATTTTGCTTGTATCTGTAGGTGCCTTAATTACTGGAATGGCTTACATAATATTTTCTTTACTTACACATTCTGTGTGATAAATATCTTCGTGTGAAGATTGTTCCAAAATATAAATATAAACAATACACTCGGACAACGGACCAGGGCCGAAGAGTATATTTAGATGGTCAAGAAAAGTTACCATCTGTTACTACAATTTTGTCTAAAACTAAGGTAGAATCTGACGGAATAAAGGCATGGAGAGCTAGAGTTGGTGAAGCTGAATCTAAAAGAATTATGAAAGAAGCTGCAGCCAGAGGCTCTGAAATGCATGAATTACTAGAAAGGTATATGCACTCCCAAAAGTTTGATTCGCCTGCCCACGACGCTCCTTTGACCCATAAAATGGCTAATTTAATCATATCTAAAGGTTTAATCTATTTAGATGAAGTGTGGGGAGTAGAGCAAAATATTATTTATCCAAAGGAATATGCAGGCACTGTTGATTGTATAGGACTCTATAAACAAAACCCTACTATTCTCGATTTTAAACAAGCAAATAAACCCAAAAAAGAAGAGTACGTGGAAGATTATTATCTTCAACTTGCTGCTTATATATGCGCTCATGAAAAAGAATATGGAGAAATTAAAAAAGGTACTATTTTAGTAGCCTCTGTAGGATTAGTTTTTCAAGAATTTGAAATGTCAGGAAATAAATTAAATGAGTATAAAGATAAATGGTGGAGAAGATTAGAAGAGTTTAAAACCAATCACGCACAACCTCGCCAAGAGTCTTTGCTGAAAGCTTAAATTTTGTATCTAGAGCCTTTAATATTTTTTCATCAATTGTTTTTTCCGCCACAAAATCAATGTAAGTTACCTTTTGATCTTGACCAATTCGATGTGCACGATCTTCCGACTGTACCCGATGCTCTGCATTATAACTATTTGAATAGTAAACAACTACTCCAGCTTTTGTTAAAGTTATCCCCATACCTCCAGTAGCAGGATTACCCACAAAAAATCTACATTTAGGATCATTTTGAAATCTTTCTATTGCTTCTGTTCTTTTATCAATAGATGTATCTCCATAAAAAGTAACCACTGAATCTACTCCATATTTTTTTACTAATTCTCTGTTAATTTGTTGAATGTTATGAACGTAAGTAGCCCAAATAATTATTTTTTGATCTGTGTCTTCACATACTTCAAGTAAGGCTTCTATTCTTTTGTTAGGAACATTTTGAATGTCTCCCTCTCTGCTTTTAAAATAACCACAGGTAATTTGATGAAGTCTTAATATTTCTGTAATTACATTTGTAACCGTTAATTCTTGTCCACTTAAAGTGGCTCGTGCCTGAGTTCTTATATCATTATATAATAATTGTTGTTCATCACTTAATGCTATTAATCTTTTAGTATAAACTTTATCAGGTAAGTCTAGACATTCTTTTTTTGTTTTTCTATATGCAAAATTTTTTAATTTAGATTCTATTTCTACTAAGTTTGTAAATCCTACCGGCACTTGTATTTGTCTTCCACTTAAATATAAAGTTTCAAAGTGACAGTATCTATTTCTAAAAGCAACTATAGAATTAAATCCTAAATGTTTTGGGTCTAAAAAATTACATTGTGTATATAAATCTAATGGGTTTTTAGGAGTAGGAAATCCCGACAAGATTCTCCTGTAAGTAGAAAATTTTCTTAATTTAATTATGTTTTTAGTTCTTTTAGCTTGATAATTTTTTACACAAGTTGATTCGTCTACTGCAATTAAAGTATCATGCCTTTTACAAAATTCTTCTGCCCAAAAAGAGCCTTTATCACTAGAAAAAGCCTCTACATTTATAACAAATATTTTTAATTTTATTGAAGGTTTTTCCATAAAATCCACTAGTTTTTGACGAGCCATGGTGCTTTTCCATAATAAAATATCGTATTCTATATTTAAATGTTTAGGAATTTCAGTATTGTACCAAACTGTATATACTGATTTAGGTGCAATAATTAACGCACCATTAATTAAATTTTGTGATCTTAAAACTCCTATATTATCTAATAAAACTTTAGTTTTACCAGTACCCATTTCCATAAATAAGGCATAACTGTGTTTATCCCAACTTTTAGTAAGAGCGTCTTCCTGATGCGCAAAAGGTTTAGTTTTAAAATTATATTTTGTTACCATCTCCCATAGTAATAAAATACTTGACTTTAAAAATCAATAGTTTATTTTGCTTCGTGGAGGTCGAAATGGTAAAAACAATAGACATACAAAAAGTGTCTGCTGCTGGATTTATGAAAGCAACAGACGAACAAGTTAAAACGATCTCAGCGAAGTGTGTAGAACTTCAGGAAAAAGAAAAAGAGATAACGGCTATCGAAGAAAACCTAAAAAAGGCGAAAAAAGATGCGTTGTTTCTTTCAGAAGAAACTATTCCTAATCTACTTACAGAAGCTGGGGTATCGTCTTTAGACTTGGCCGACGGCACATCAGTTAAAATAGCTCCATTTTATAGCGCAAGGATAACCAAAGATCGTCAAGAAGAGGCGTTCAAATGGTTGCGTGATAATAATCATGCAGACTTGATTCGTAATAATGTGGGAGTATCTTTTACTGCTGGTGATGATGTAAAAGCTCAAACGGTTCTGGAGCTTTTAAAGAAGGCAGGACATAGACCCGTTCAAAAACAAGAAGTGAACGCGATGCAACTTAAGCAGTGGGCTCGTTTACAAATTGAAGAAGGAATTGCGGTTCCTCAAGATTTGTTTAGTATTTATGTAGCTAATAGAACTAAAATAAAAACGAAGGAAAAACTATAATGGCAAACGGACATAAAAAGAAGAACGGAAACAAGAACGGAGAAGTTGCTCAGAGATCAAACTTTAGTCTTGCTACAGTTGCAGAAAAACTGGCAGATCAAGGGTTTGAACAAATGGGTGCTAATGATTTAGCCTTACCTTTTTTAAAGGTACTAGGTCAGTTATCTCCACAAGTAACTCAAGGTGATCCTGCTTTTATACCTGAAGCTAGACCAGGAATGATCTTTAATAGTGTGACACAAGATTTATTCGATGGTCAAAAAGGTATTGAGGTAGTTCCTTGTTACTATAAGTTAGAGTACTTAGAATGGCCGGATAGGCAGGAAGGTGCAAATGCACCTGCTGCAACTCATCCAGCTGATTCGGATATTTTAACTCAGACAACTAGAGATGATCAAAACTTAGATAGATTACCTAACGGTAATTATATCCAAGAGACTGCTTCACATTTTGTGATAAGAGTTGAAAATGGTCTACCTCAAGAATCTGCTCTCATGAGTATGAAAGCCACTCAAAGAAAAAAATCTAAGATGTGGAATTCAATGATGAGAAGTGTAAAGGAAAAACGATCTGATGGTCGTGGTTTCTACACTCCAGCTATGTTTACTCAACGTTACAGACTAAACACTGTTTTAGAAAAGAACGCTAAGGGAACTTGGTATGGCTGGAAGATATCTCATATTGGACCTGTTGAGAACCAAATGACTTTGGATGCTGCAATGGGCTTTTATGATAGTTGTCATAAAGGTAATGTGAACGTTAAATATGAACAGGAATCTGGGAAAGCGAACCCAGGGCCTAATCCTGTAACACAAGAGGGAAAACCAACTGGACAACCCTGGTAATGTTACAGAAATTCAAGGAGCTGTTTTGCGGACTTGATGTTGCTTACGGAGAGTATTATCTCAACGGCGAGCGAGATAGCAAGACCGGTAAAGAAAAGGGGAGGGCCACAACTAAACGTGGCCCTGTCACTGATGAATTATTTCAAAGACATTTAAACGGAGAAATTAACTTAGGTATTATTCCTATTAGATCAGACAATACTTGTACCTGGGGGTGCATTGATGTTGATAAATACGATTTAGATTTTAGAAAATTAATAAAACAATTTAGAAATAAAAAATATCCTTTAGTTCCATATAGATCAAAATCTGGTGGACTTCATTTATTTCTTCATACTAGAGATGCTGTTAGTGCGTCTGACATGATTGATAAACTTCATGAATTAGCTGCAGACTTAGGATTATCAGGATGTGAAATTTTTCCTAAACAAAGAAAAATAATGGTGCATAAAAACGATTTAGGAAATTGGTTAAACATTCCTTATCAACAGGCAGCAAGAACTACACGTCATGCTATTCACGATAATGGTATGGGAATACCCATTAATGAATTTTTTGCATGGGTAGAAAAATATAGAATTTCAGGCTCTGCCTTTCAATCAATTAAAGTAGAATCAGATGGATTTCCTCTAGAAGCAGAGTTCGATCAATTTCCTCCTTGTCTTCAAGCTTTAATTAGAAATGGTTGTGCAGATGGATTTAGAAACAATGCCCTTACAGGATTTGCTACATTAGCTAAAAAAAGAAATCCTGAAGGATGGCAAAAAGAAGTATGGGAAAGAAACGAAGGCTTTACACAACCCTTGGCGGACAGAGAAGTACAAGCATTAATATCTCAATATGAAAAAAAAGAATACCAATATAAATGTAATGATGCCCCTTTAAAGAATCATTGTAATTCTGCTATTTGTAAAACATTAAAGTATGGAATCGATAGTATAGATTACATGCCTACTATAGATTCATTTCAGGTTTTGAAAACAAAACCACCTATTTATTTTTTAACAATTGATAAAAAAACTGTAGAGCTTACGGGTAAACAATTAAACCAACAGCAATTATTATCAGAACAGTTATTTGACCAAGCAGATATTGTTTGGCAAAAAGTAAAAGATAAAGACTATCGAGTCTTTTTAAATAAACTTAAAACCATGCAGCAACCTATTGAAGGCTACGATGAAAGTAATGAAGCTGAGGAAGAGTTTAAAGATACGATGATTCAATTTACTCAAGAGACTCAACAGGCAGATAATGCATCTCAAGTTGAAGCGGAGATGTGGTATCTTCATGAAGGATTAATTGTATTTAAGTATAGAACTTTTGAAAAATTTATTAAAAAATCTGATAAGGCTGCTAAAAAATTTGAAATTATTAGTATGCTTAAGAAAAATGGATGCACTAAGCATGATTATTATGACAAACTTAAATTAAAATATGTTTGGTTATGTCGAAAAGTGGACGAGCCAGTCATAGAAAGGAGCAACATTGTATTCAAGCGAAGACAGGCACCGTTTGAAAAGAAAGACAATTAAGATTTTTGGTCCTCCAGGAACAGGAAAGACCACTACACTTTTAAATAGATTAGACAAATGGTTTAGTAAAGGTGTTCTACCTAGAGAAGTAGCTTACTTATCTTTTACAAATAAAGCTGTGGATGAAGCTCGAAAAAGAGCAAATGCAAAATTTCCTGATTGTGATGAAGATGATCTTTCTAACTTTAGAACTATTCATAGCTTTTGTAGAAAATTTAGAAAACAATTACCAGTAATTGATCCTGAAATAGATATGATAGAATTTGCACAGAATTTAGGAATGCCTAGACCTGCGTATGAAAATCATGATGGCATGAAAGTTTTTAATGATTGGTCGTTGCGAGTGTACGATAAATCTAGAAATAGGTTAGTTTCTCCTGAGCAGCAATTTGTAGAAGAAGTGCATAAACGAGCAACTCTTCCTAGATTTAAATTAATTTGTGAACAATATGAAATATTTAAGCAAGATCATAGGGTTGATTTTACTGATATGATTACTCATTTTATAGAGAAAGAAGAAGCTCCCTTTTTAAAAATTTTAATTATTGACGAAGCTCAAGACTTAACTCCTTTACAATGGAAGATGGTTTTTAAATTATCTATGAAATCTGAAAAAATATATATAGCAGGAGATGATGATCAAGCTATTTTTGAATGGAATGGAGCTGATGTAACTAATTATATCGATTTTCCAGGACGGGATTATATATTAACTCAGTCACATCGTATACCCCAGATAGTACATGATTTTAGTTCTTATATAGCTGATATGATTAAACCTAGAGTTACTAAAAAATTTCTACCTTCTGCTAAAAAAGGTTACATTCAAACTTATTCAAAATTTAAAGATTTATCAGAAATAATAGAACAATCTGATGGTGACTGGTTAATGTTAGGAAGAACTCAAGAAATAGTAAGAGAACTAGAAGAATTAGCCAGAGCCCACGGTTTGTTTTTTAAAAATACAAAAGGTAAAACATCTTTTGATATAAATAAATGGAACGCCATAAATAGTTGGAATAAACTAATGAATAATGGTGTTGTAAATAAGGAAGAAGCTGGTATAGTCTATTCATATGTTAATGAAATCGCATTTGGTTGGCGATCCATTGAAAGCAAAAGATGGATGAATATTCAAGACTCCGGTAATCTTAATTTAGACTTCCTTAGAACATTTGGTGGACTCACCGCAACTCCTGGCCCTTGGCAGCAAGTATTTAATAGAAACTTCCCTGAAAAAGATAAATTTTATTTTGAAAAAATTATAGAAAATAAAATTGATTTGAATTTATCTTCCAGATTGACTATAGATACTATTCATTCAATAAAAGGTGGAGAAGCAGATCATGTTTGTGTTTATGAAAAAGCTAATTGGCCTGCACATTTTGGGCATAAAGTGGGACTTGCACGAAGTTCTGAAGCTAGAGTGTGGTATGTGGGGATTACAAGACCTAGGGAAACCTTACATATCCTTAGAACTAACCATGAATACTTCTTCCCATTGGCAAGACTGTATAATCAGTTTATAAGAGAGAATTATGGTTATAGCTAAAGGCAATTGGGATTATTCGGGAGAACCTAAACTTAGGATTCTATCATTGGGAGCTGGAGTGCAATCTTCCACAATGGCACTCATGGCTAATGAAGGGGCTTTTGGCTATAAGCCAGATTATGCTATTTTTGCGGACACCGGTTGGGAGCCGCGCAAAGTTTACGAACATTTAGAGTGGTTGAAAACACAATTAGATTATCCTGTTATAATTACTAAGAATCATTTAAAGTCTGGAAGTATTAAACAAGATATGATCGATGAAGTACAAAAAGAAAAAGGTTTTTTACATATACCTTTTTTTGCACGTAATACTAAAACAAATAAAATTGGTATTGGCCCTCGCCAATGCACTAGAAATTACAAAATAACTCCAATCAATAGAAAAATAAGACATCTTATAGGATTAAAAAATAGACAAAGATTTCCACGAGATATTTGGGTAGAAGTGTGGGTAGGAATATCTACTGATGAAGCAATGAGAATGAAACCTTCAAGAGAAAAATGGGTAAAAAATACTTGGCCATTAATAGAAAAAAAGATGTCCAGGCAGCATTGTTTAGATTGGTATAAAGGAAAAAATTATAGAACTCCTGCAAAAAGTTCTTGTATTGGTTGTCCATATCATGATAATACTTTGTGGAATGAAATTAAAACAGAGTCACCTGAAGAATTTGAGGATGCCTGCAAACTAGATGATATGATTCGTAATTCTGCTAGAAACCCTGACATAAAAAGATATCTACACAGGAAAGGAAAACCTTTAAGAGAAATTGATTTTAATGAATTATTAAAAAATAAAAAGAAATCTGCTGAAGATCAATTAGATTTATTTAATAACGAATGTGAAGGGATGTGTGGAGTATAAAGGTTTAAAATCAAATACATATACTACTAAGAAAAAAGCCACTGATTATCAAGAAGGTGGAAAACATTATGTTCAACATGCTATTCAACCAGTTGTTTATTGCATGAAAAATAAACTTAATGCGATTGATTCTAATATTATTAAATATGCTACTCGTAAAAAACCAGGGGAAACTACTAAACAAAGATATAATAAAATTATTCACTACGCAAAGTTAGGTATTGAACTGGATGACAAATCAAATTAATTTTACTTTTCAAGATTCTGATTGGACTACTCCAACTACATTTCCGAATCTACAACACGCTAGTGAAATAGCAATAGACTTAGAAACTAAAGACCCTGATATTAAAATAAAAGGCCCTGGCTGGCCCACAATGAATGGTAATGTAATAGGGATATCCGTAGCAACTGATAATTTCAAGGGGTATTATCCAATTGCTCATGAAGCTGGTTCTAATATGGATGTTAGAATGGTTCTAAACTGGGTTCAAGATATTTGTCGATCTAAAGCAATAAAGATATTTCATAATGCTGCCTATGATATTGGGTGGTTAAGAGCCCATGGGGTGGTCGTATACGGCCAAATCGCTGATACTATGGTAGCAGCAGCCCTAATTGATGAAAACCGTCGTACGTACAGCTTAAACGCTTTATCGGTGGATTACCTGTCTGAGTTGAAATCTGAAGCAGGATTAAGAGAGGCAGCTGAAGATTGGGGAATAGATGCTAAAGGAGAAATGTATAAACTTCCAGCTAAATTTGTTGGTCCTTACGCAGAACAAGATGCAGTCTTAACATTTAAACTTTGGCAAAGATTTAAAACTGAAATTACTAGACAAGACTTAACTGATGTTTGGGAAATGGAAATGGATTTACTTCCTATATTAGTTCAAATGAGAGCTAAGGGAGTACGAGTTGATTTAGAAGGTGCTAATAATCTTAAAAAAGAATTTTTAGAAAAAGAAAAGAAAGCGCTATTGAAAATTAAAAAAGCTGCGGGTATGGAAGTAGATATATGGGCAGCTCGATCAATCGCTAAAGCTTTTGATAAGTTGAAGATATCTTATCCTTTAACAGAAAAGGCTAAAGAACCATCTTTTACTCAGAATTGGCTTACTAATTGTGAGGAACCTATAGCTGGTTTGATTCGTGAAGCTAGAGAAGTGAATAAATTTCACTCTACTTTCATCGATTCAATTTTTAAATTTGAACATAATGGGAGGGTACATGCGGAAATAAATCAGTTAAAGGGTGATGCAGGGGGAACCGTCTCCGGTAGGCTCTCTTATGCTCATCCGAATTTACAGCAAATACCAGCACGGAACAAGGACCTGGGCCCCAGGATTCGATCTTTATTCTTACCTGATAAAAATTGTAGGTGGGCATCATTTGATTACTCTCAGCAAGAGCCTAGACTAGTAGTTCATTATGCATCTAGTATAGGGTTTGAAGGATCAGAAGATTTAGTAGAAGCTTACCATAATGAGAATACAGATTTTCATCAAACTGTAGCTGACATGGCAGGAATTCCTCGATCTCAAGCTAAGACAATTAATTTAGGAATTTTTTATGGCATGGGAAAAAATAAATTATCTAGAGAACTTGGTATAGATAAGCAGCAGGCTGAACAAATTTTACAAGAATATAATAAAAGAGTTCCTTTCGTTAAACAATTAGCTAATAAAGCATCTGACTCTGCTAATAAAAACGGTGCCATCTGGACTCTTAAAGGAAGGAAATGTAGATTTGATAGTTGGGAACCAAGTTCTTTTGGAATACATAAAGCTACAAATTTTGAAGACGCAGTAAATAAATATGGAAAAAATAGTATTAAAAGAGCTATGACCTATAAAGCTCTTAACAGATTAATTCAAGGATCAGCTGCAGATCAAGTGAAACAAGCAATGATTAATTGTGCAAAAAAGAATTATTACCCTTTAATACAAATTCATGATGAACTTTGTTTTAGTATTCCTTATGAAAGATTAGGACCTGCATGTAAAGAAATTAAAGAAATAATGGAAGTTTGTATACCCGAGTTGAAAGTTCCTTCAAAAGTCGATATAGCTGTAGGAAAAAACTGGGGACAAACTGATGACTTTAATAGTTAAAGAAATATTAAATATGGGCAAGTGCCCCAAATGCACAGAGTACACTCACTTCAACAAAACTAAAAAACCGACAATATTTACTTGTGCAATATGTGATTCTTTTGTTGAACAAAAAATAAACGGAAAAGTTCTCTATAAGGAAGTTGAACTTCCTGGCATATTTATAGATCGCTAAAATTAAGTTTCTATTTTATTACTTTCAACAATCAATTCTTCTTTTGCGTCTGTCACACATTGATCGTTAATCTTAGTCTTAAGATTCTTAACTTTAATGTCTATCCATCTCATATCAGGAGTTACTTTTTTCTGCGCTAACGCTTGGTTGGCCCACTGATGTTCCAACTTTAGTTTCTCCTGTACTAACTCGTGTAGGCTCATTGCTCTTCGTCTCCTCAAAAGTTATAAACAGCACTCTGTGATCTCTAAATCCTCCTCCGTCTTTAAAGAAAACATCGCCATTATTTACAGCATCGGCCATAACTTGCTGGGCATGGTTATCGTCATTCGCGTTTACAGTGTAATCGCAAAAAAGCTCATTATACCAGCATTTAAACCGATAAGCTTTCATAGGAACATTATATGCATTTTTATCTAAGCCTGTCAAGTCTCAACCTTAGGCTTTTGTGGCGGAATTATGACAGCAGTACAGTCAAATTTGATGTATATTTGGTGTTTATTTACCTCTTCACGGCCTATTTCTATGGTTTTTTCTTTAGCTTTTTCATAGCCTTCTACCATACATGTGTAAGAATCTTTATATTGTGTTGGAAATGTGAAGGGCTGCAGGCACTGATTTGCTAAACCTGAACACATTACAATAGTTAATAAATAAGACATCAGTTACCCTATACTTTTTAAAACTATTTGTAAATAACTCTTGATTGTTAATGGGATATGTAATAAGAATATGGGATAAACAAGGATGGTAACAATGGATAAACAAGAAATAATAAATAAAATAAATACCTACGTTGAGATGTTATACATAATAGGTCAAAAGGAAGGTCTCACTGAAGCGGGTGATATTTTTACGAACAAGACTGGAGCTGTTCAAACTAAAACACAAGTAGAGTCTTCTTCGAGTGTTGTGATGGGCTCTGACCCTCACCCTACAGTTCCTCCAATTAAACCAGTTGATATTAAATCAATTACAGTTCAATTAGAAGATAATCAATTAGTTTTAAAGTTGGGGAATGAAGTTAGAAATAAACATACAACTCCAGCAGCTGATACTAAATTCACTCAATTGTTGATGATGATTAAAGATCAGTTTGCTACGTGGAATTCAAATAATGGAAAGGATAACTAATGAGTAGTTTAAATTTTTATTGTTTGGTTAGCTGTTTGTTTGCAGCAATACTACTGGTGGTAACAGTATGAGTAGATCAGAAGGAGTAACAGAGTATCATTGCAACTGGGCTGTTTTTTCTAAAGCAGTTCATAGCATTTTAAAAGAAGTGCCCACTCTCGATTCTAATGGAGGAATGCTTGAAAAAGATGACTACCGTTGGCAGCACGCAAAACAAAGATTAATTAATACAGTCTTTGAACCAACTGGTGGTGATCGTGGGTATCATTTCTTTGATGAAGATACAGCGGACAATACTATTAGAGCCGAGTTAAAACGAAGACAAAAAAATAAATTAACACTATGATCGCACTTGCAGGAACTATAAAAGCATTGCTTTTAATCAGCTTATGCATCGGAATATTTTTACCGAGAGTAAGTCTGTTAATTATAGTTTGTGTATTGTGGTACTTAATATAAAGAAAGGAAAATATGAAAAAACCCAACATTACAATAAACATTATAAGTGGAGTTGTGGATTCAGTTGACGGCATGCCTGAAGGCTGGACCTATCAAATAGTTGAACACGGTAATGATTAAAGAAAGGAAACATGGAACCTAATAATATACTATATACTTGTGAGCATCATGGAGTAGATACTTATCATTTAATTAAAAATACTGAACATAATTACCCAGGAATGGTTTATGTCTGGTTTAAAGATAAAACATTTGGTGATGAAAAAATGTGGGTAAAAATTACAGAAGGAGATCGTAATAAAGGTGTAGGTACTTTAAGTAACATACCTATAAAGATTAAGCATATGGATTATGGTAATATCATTAAATTTAAAACTAACAAAGAAGGAATAACCTATGGACATCAATAAATGGAAATCAGTGGCCGTGAGAAAAAAATCTCACACCCTGTTGCAAGCTCTTTGCTTGAAAGAGTATCGTAAGCCTGCAGAATACATCGAACTTCTTATCGATAAAGAAGTGCAAAGAAGAGCTAAGGATAGAGGCATGACACCGGAAGCTTATGAGGCTAAAGTATTGAAAGATATGGATAAAAGTGGAGGGAAGAATGGAAGGAAAAAATAAAGAAAATGCTGGAAACGTTGTTGATAATGGAGTTGGTAGCTGTCATTTATGTAATGGCAACCACTACGTAAAAAGAGAGGTTACAGCTACTATTATTCCTTTTAACTTGCAATGCGTACCGACATACTATAGCACTTGTCCTATATGTGTTGTACAAAACACAACGACAACGGAACACGGACCAGTGACGAACTCAAATGATAGGGGACAGCTTCATCAATGAGTTACCATCATCGATCTTCCACAGAACTGTCTCCTGTCATAAAACACAGGAGCAATGTATACAGAATACGAATCACAACCGGCGGAGCCGGAGACTCGACTATGGAAGGCTGTCTTATGGAGAGCTTTCGATGATACTCTTTATAGAGGAATTGAAAAAAGTCTTATCGTGGCTAAGAAGGCTGCACAAAAATGGTTTAGACTTCAGTCAACAGATTATTCAAATGTTTGCATGTTCGCTTCATATGACCCAAAATATGTGTCTGATAAATATAAAAAAATATCTAAAACTAAATCCTATGCTTTCACGGTATTTCAAAAGAAATATCTTAAAAAAAGAGCCAGGTATTTCAAATGATTAAAAAAATATTAAACACATTAGATAAAGTAATTATTGTATTGCTGTGGATTATGCTGCTGCCCTTAGTATTAATATTAAATTTATTTATAGGTAAAAAAAATGACAATTGAAGGCGACTCAAGAGAGTACGATTTATTAGCTGCTCACTGTGAAACTTTAGGTAGAGAACTTTCCAAAGAAAAAAGACCAATCCTTTTAACAGCAGAGATAGGTGTAAGAAAAGGATTAAGTACTAAAATTATAATGGAGTATATCCGACCAAATTACTCAGGATTACACTTTCATATTGGGATCGATCCCTACGGAGACTTAATTTATGAGCATTATGACAAAATAAAGGCGACTAAACTAGATTATGACGAAAAGATGTTATTAGAATTTAGGAAGGATTTTGCTGAACAAAAACGATTTAGCCATATGCATATGACAGATAAAGTGTTTATGGAAAAATATTATTATGGCGTAGAATTTTATCATGAAAGCAAAACATATTTATTAAATGAGTATGGTTTGGTTCATTTTGATGGTCCTCACAAAACCACTGACGTAATTAATGAAGCTGTGTTTTTTGCTGAAAGAGCTGCACCTGGGGCCATATTTATTTTCGATGATTGGAAGACTTACAATACACATTTAATCAGGCAGGTCTTGAATGAATATGATTTTGAGTTTATATCCAACGGCGAAAGGAAAATGATAATGAAAAAAAATGATAAGAGTAATAAAAAAGATAATAGTAAAACTTAGGATGAAGTATGCTGACATACGTGGACATCATGGAAAAAAATGGAATTATGAGCCTGGTGATTACTATATGGGGAGGAAAAAGAAATGACTTTTTGGTATAATTAATGGCTACCAAAAAAATAGTAGTAAAAGATTATATTAGATATTGGAGCGACGGCACTCCAGATGGCCATGAAATAAGAATAGCACATGGAGATTTAAAGAATTCTGATTTATTAATAATAAAACTCAAATGGCCTGACAGGTCAAGAGATAAAGATGGGAGGGTAACTACAAAATGGCCGAATGGAAAGAAATAACTAAAGAACAATTCGAAGCAAAGCTAGATGTTAAAACTGATTATGGCACTCTGCTAGATATGTGGAGAGAAGAAAAAAATAAAAGGCAAGAAGCTGAAAAGGAATTGGCCCTTATCAGAGCAATTGGTAATATTTCACCAGAATTCAAGAAATTACAGCAAGAAATTGAGAGTTTAAAAAAGAACTTTCAAATAGAGAGAGAAACTCATCAGGCGGATATTTTATCTAAGGATCAAGAAATAGGTAGACTGATGAAGAAAATTACATTAAAGTAGAGCTGTCTTTTTTCTATAAAAGACTCCTTTCAGAGCCAGGGAAAGCGAGAGTGGAACCTGGCTCGTAAGATCGAGTGAGCATTCCTTATATTTTGTTTTTTTTCATCTTTAGTTGCTCACTTGATCTTTATTTGGACCAATGTTTCACGTGAAACGTGTAATGTGGATAAAACCTAAAAAGCTTTTTTTTAATTTTATACACGGCTCTATTGAATAACAATTTTCTGCCTTAATTCACTTTACTCAATTCTAGAGCATTTCTAAAAAGTCAATATGATATAATAGAATATAAATAAAAAAGGAGTCTTATGACACATGTATGGAGGCATCCAAAATACTATGCAGAACTAAATAAGCTTCGCAAGGAAGAAGAAGCTAAAGAGAAGGAAAAAGAGAAGGAGGAGGAAAAGGAAGAATAACTTTCCGGTATCTATATAGATACTTTGAAGTATAAGTACTTATTACTATGCTTTACCTCAATAGTACCCAGACTAACAGAAAAACAGTTATTAGACAGCAATACCAACACTTATTTTGTCATACTAGTACCCAGAAAGTACACAGAATTTCAGACTACTACTCTAAAGGGCTCGTGACCTTTACTTGCAAATGATATATATTTAGTCTAGATAATCTTATACAGGAGCTAATAATGAAACTAAAGGATATAATATCACCTCAAAAATACAAGAATTTTTTAGATACTCATGAACTTAAGTATAGAGTACTGGTTGGAGTAGCTATTGTTTATTTATTAATCATACATCTAAACGGAAGTCACTAATGAGTAGAACTGGAGTTACAATTCCTAATAGGAAGAAGACACACTTGCATTTAACTCCTAAGCAGAGGACTTTTGCTGAAGTGTATGTTGCTAATTACCCGAACATAACTAAAAAAGATGCAGCTGAAAAAGCTGGTTACTCTAAACCTACTTGTGAAAAGTGGGGTTCGCTTTTAACAAATCCTGATAAATCTCCACATGTTGTTGCATACATTGAGGAGATGAGAGAGAAAGGAATTACACATTACAAAGATTTTTTAAGACATTTAAAAAGATTAGACGGTCTATCTAAACGTGCAGAAGATAAAGGTCAAATGGCAGCAGCCATTAATTCTGAGTTTAGACTTGGTCAAGCGGCAGGTTTTTATATTGATAGAAAAGAAATTAAAACACAGAATCTATCTTCATTGAGTAAAGATGATTTAATTAAATCAATAAAGGAGTTAAAAAATGAGCTTGGCGAGACGAAAGTTGTCGAAATATCAGAGGACGCTGAAATCGTTAAAGATGAGAGCGCAGCAGACTCAGAAGTTTAAAGATTTTTTAGCTGTTCTTAATTTTATTCATAATAGATCATATGTTAGTACACACATAGGAGAGGTGAACGTTGAAACAGAAAAGAATTAAAATTGCTTACGATAATTTAAACATTAAGAGTATTGTGTTTAAAGATGGAGCTACCTTAGGAGAATATAATGCGCAAAACAAAACTATCCTATTGGAGAAAAATCTTAAAGGTATTGAGAAAGGGAATACGTTGTTACACGAAGTATTGCATGCCGGGTTGGATTACTCGGGTCTAAGTGCTGAAGGTGGTCCTTTAACAAATACAAAAAAAGAAGAATTAACTGTCAATGCTTTAACTAATTTGTTAGTACAAATTATAAAAGATAATAAATGGTTCTTACCTTATCTTTCAGAACTAATTAATGGAGATTTAAATGTCAAAAGGCCCGGAAGCAAAGTTATGGCAAGACGTAAGAAAAGGCTTAAAAGAAGCGCATTTAGTAAGAATCGAAAGTAGAATTGGACTAGGTATACCTGACGTTAATGGGTGTATAAATGGAAAAGATTTCTGGCTTGAGCTTAAGGTAATTAAAGGAAACTCACTTCGGCTATCTAAGTTTCAAAAAGCCTGGATATACGAGAGATTAAGAGCTGGAGGAAATGTTTTTGTCTTGGCCCGACCCCTCTCGGGTTCGGTCTTAAAGGTTTACGATTGTCGTAACGTGGTCACCGGTCCTGGATTCCCGTTTCCCGTTCTAACATTAGAGAAACCGTATGACTGGTCTAAGTTAATTAGCATCCTTCGCACGGACCGTGCTGGCTTCCCGTAATCCCGTTTCCCGCATAGAGCTTAGTTAATTCGCTGTTTATATGTCTGAAGCTGGTTCCCAGCCGCCGGCGC